TAGATTATGGATGCATTAAATACAAAAATCAAAAATATACTAGCAGAAAAAGCAACTAAAATAATACCTGAAAACATTAAAAAAGATGTTAAGATTTTAGGTATAACCGGTAATTACGAAGGCTCTGGTGGTGGAGGTCATAATGTAACTGTTGATACGAGCATTTCGTATTCGAGTAGTATGGATATAAGATATTTGATTACCGAATGTGGTGATATTGATACTAGTAATATGAGAACTATGGAAAACTTTTTCCAGTATTGTAAAAACTTAACTACTATACCTTTGCTAAATACTAGTAATGTTACGAGTATGCAAAATATGTTTACTTATTGTGAAAATTTAGAAACAATTGCACAATTGAATACATCTAATGTAACTAATATGCAGAATATGTTTAATCGTTGTTATAAGCTGACGACAATTCCATTATTAAATACAAGTGCAGTTACTAATATGTATGGTATGTTTTCTAATTGTAATGGTTTGATTTTTGTACCTAAATTAAATACAAGTAATGTTACCAATATGCAAAGTATGTTTGATAATTGTATAAATTTAACATCTGTGCCACAATTAGACACCAGCAAAGCAGTTTATTTACAAAAGATGTTTAATTATTGTCGAAAATTAACGACTGTTCCACAATTTGATTGGAGTAGTGCTGTTAATGTGTCTGAAATGTTTAGAGATTGTCCATTGTTATCTGACGATAGTTTAAATAATATTTTAGCTAGTTGTCTAACTTTGAATAATGGTACAAAAAAATTATATGGGTTAGGTCTTTATACAACTGTTTATCCAGTTTCAAGATACGAAAACCTGTCAAATTATCAAGCATTTTTAGATGCTGGATGGACTGTTGCGTGATAGAAGGGAGAAATCGTTATGGCTAGAATTAATAGTTTATCTGATTTTTTAACAGATGTGGCAACTGCTATCAAAGCTAAAAAGGGTGATAGTACTTCTATTCCAGCAGCTAATTTCGATCTTGAAATAACGAATCTACCAAGTCAAGGGGTGTATCAAGATAAACAAATGAATATTACAACAAATGGTAATTATGAGATAACCCCCGACACTGGGTATGACGCAATGGAGAAATTACGACTAAATATAAATGTTGGAACTGCTGATGCTACTTATGCTGAGCTATTTGCTATCGCCGATGATATTTACAATCCAAGCGTTCCAGACGATAGTGAAACGGCTAATTTTACAATTGATGATGAGCAAATTTGTTTACAACGAGCATTAAAAATCTTGAAAGGAGCTGTATAATATGAGTGTAAACTTAGAAAGCGTTTTAAAGAATATACAATCTGAGAAGAATACAAAACTTACAGCTAATAATTTACGTTATGGTGTAAATTGTATGGGTGTTCAAGGTGGTTTACGTCCCGTCACAATAGAGGGAGGTAATATTGGTACTGCTATTTATTTACAAGATACTACTCCTGAAGACCCCAATGGGATTTGGATAAATACTGATAAAACTTATGAGGATATTTATATTGAAAACGAAAGATATGTAACGGATGGTTCTATTGTGTTTTCGAATGCTGATACCACTGACCCAAGTAATCCTATTGCTAATCGTACTAATAATGATTTAGACTTACATGGTGCAACTTATGCTCAGAAAGGAAACGTGGTTCATTTTTTTGGCTATCATAGTTCAGCATCTTCTGATGAAACAACACAATTAGTTCATAGACATTGGAAATATGATTTTGACACTAATACTTGGACACAACTTAGTGATTGTCCTACTCCCCAGGGTGGAGTTAAAGCTGTTTGGGTTGGAGATTATATTTATATTTTTGGAACAGCATATGGAGTGAACGCTGACTATAGACAATATTCATATAAGTATGATACGGTTAATGATACATGGGAAAGAATTGCAGATTTACCAACCGCATATTCAAATATTGTCAATAAAGGTCTTGGTTGTGCGTATGATGAAGAGGATAATATTTATATTACTGCTAGTTATTACCATTATAAATACACTATATCAACAGACACCTATACATCTTTATCTACAAGTAGTCTTGCTCTTGGATATAATGGTATAGTGTATTATAGTAATTATGTTTATTCAGCACCGTATAGCGCATATGGTTCGTATTATTTTCAACGTTATAATATCGCTACAGATAGTTGGTCTAGTATTAGTCCTTATGCATATCTGGTCAGTGGTAATAGTGCGTCGTCAGTAACTGTTAATGGTATGGGTGGAGAAATTCTTGTCGATAATAAACTTTATGTTTTTGCACGGTAGTGATTCCACTACTAATATATCTAGTGGTATCATAGTTCAATCAGGTGATAAATACCAATGGGGTTGGTTGAAATTAGGTACAAGTGAATACAAAAGAATTACAACTACTAATCCATTTTCTTCAACTGTTCACAGTGTACAAGGTGTGCCAATTTGTAATTTTAAATTAAATAGTGGTAATATTATATTGTTTTTCGGTGGTATAACCTCGGGGACAACAGCAAATGCGAACAATCAAATGGGTATAATTGTCCAAGATAAAGACTATACAGATTTAGAAAATAACACATTAATTATTTATTCGACAGATGGTAGAATGGGAACTTATATTACACCAATCTATCAAAATGAAAAAGTTGTAAATGGAAAAATTTATCAAAGATTTAACGATGTCAATTTGTGGGATGCAGAAAATCAGACTTTGATTAAAGACTTGGCGACTTACTATGGGGATGGTACAGATTGGATACAAATAAAATAAAGGAGGATAAATCGTGGCTAGAATTAATAGTTTAACAAATTTTTTAAATGATGTTTCTTCTGCTATCAAACAAAAGACTGGAGATAACACACCTATTCCAGCTTCTGAGTTTGATACCGAAATATTAAGTATTGAAACAGCAGGAATATATCAACAAAAAACTCTTACAATAACTCAAAATGGTCAAACGACATTGACTCCCGACACTGGTTTTGATGCGATGGACCAAGTTGCAATCACGGTTAACGTTCCGATAAAACAATTACAATCTAAAACAGTATCTGTTACATCTAATGGAAACGTTACATTACTTCCAGATACGGGTTATGATGGTTTTAGCGAAGTTAATCTCCAAGTTAATGTTCCACAACAAGGTGGTTCTGGAGATGTAAAATTGTTTACTACAATTGAGTCAATGCAATCCGATCCAGACCCAGAAGATGGAAATTTAGCAATTGTATATAATACAGAGTTAGCTAATCTGACTGAAAACATCGTTTTTCAGAAATGCTCTTTTCCTTCAACGGTAACGTTAAGTTCCGCTGTAAGAACTACTTCTAATTTGGATTTTCGAATTGAGAACCCACCCGCTAGCTATCCTTCGGGCGCTCCTCGTATATATGGAACTCTCTCAAAATATGAATTATATTTACATGGAAGTACCCCTCTTGGCTCTTATTCTATCACTTATGAGAGTTCGAACGGGACTAATTATCATCGAACGGAATTTAAAGGACCAACTGGAACTATCTCTGGAGACGAGATTGATTTTGGAACACCTCTTAAATTCTATCAGCGTATGAGCAGTAGTTCTTATGCGTGGAAGAGCATTTATGGAGAATTTATGAAAATTAAAACTGGCGAATTTGATGGATTGTTTCAATATAGTTCTTCTTTACAAAATTATGTTATTCCTATCACTCAATTGTCAGCTATCCCAGAAGATGTTTATGGGAACATTTTTATTGGTAAACAAGGTGTTGAACAGGGTACATTGAATGTGATGACAAATCTAAATGAGGAGCAAATTCGACATCGAGTTACGATTTATGAAAGTATGAGTAATCTTACACCAATTGACGATATTACAAATATGGCTGGATTCTTTGCTGGTTCATCCAATCTCGTTAATCTTCCTTTCATAAATTTGTCTAATGTGACAAATGTTTCGAGGATGTTTAACAATTGCAATAATCTAAGTGATAAATCTCTTTCAACGATTGCTAATATGATGCCAATTGCTTCTCAGATAAACAATTCTTTAGTTTACAATGTTGGTATTACTTCGGATAGATTTTCACAAGTAGACAAAGAAATTTTATTTAATAAAGGTTACTTGGATTGTAATCCGAATACCCAAGGTTGGTCAAACCAATATCTTATTAATGATACTCCTCTTGACAAAGGCGAAGATTACGATATTTATGGAAATACTTTAAGACTAGCATTACGTACTACATATAACAATGCCCCATCTATTAATGTTTCTGGAACAGGAGATTTATTCTTATTAGTCAATGAATTTAGGGGATGTAATGTAGTTTCAGTAGATATCAGTAATCTGGACACATCTCAGGTTTATAGCACCCAAAGGATGTTTGATAGTTGTAAAAATTTACAATCTTCTCCAAATTTTAATACTCTTAATGTGACAGATATGAGTAGTATGTTTTACAATTGTGGAAATCTCACCTCTGTGTCTGATTATGATACATCTAATGTAACAAATATGGCATATATGTTTAGTTACTGTGTAAATCTTACAACTCAACCGAATTTCGATACCTCTAATGTCACTGATATGTCTTATATGTTCATCCATTGTAATAAGTTGACTTCTTTGAACAATTGGGATGGTTCTAATGTAACCAATATGTTGGGTATGTTCACTAATTGTGTTGGATTAAGTTCTGTTTCAAATATAATCATTGGAAGTGAGGCAGATGTGGCATGGATGTTTGAGGGATGTTACAATCTGCGATCAGTATCGAATTTAGCTATTGGTGCTACGAATTTGAGGTCTATGTTTAGTGGATGTTCTAATTTGGTGACTGCACCAGATTTTAATGCTTCAAATGTTATAGGCATGTATTCTATGTTTGACAATTGTACTAATCTGCAAAATGTACAAGAATATGACGTATCTAATCTTAGATCTCTTGAAAGAACATTTGCTAATTGTAATAAGTTATCCGATTCTTCTATTCAAAATATCATTAACATGTGTCTCAATAGTAATGTTTCAGTTTATAAGAATCTGATGACTAGCAATTACTCTAGTCCATTTTCTGGAACAAATATTACAAATACACGTTATCAAAATCGATGGACAGAATTATCAGAAGCTGGTTGGACATATTAAAAAGAGGTGTTATGAAATGATAGATGTAATTATACCCGCTTATAATAATCAAGATACAATAATTAGAACTCTTGCTAGTATAGCAATGCAATTAAATAGAAATGAATTAAAAGTAACTATTGTTAATGATGGAGGAAAAGATTATAAAGAAATTGTAGAGATCTTTAAACCACTAATTGACATACAAGAGATTGGTTATGAAGAAAATAGGGGCCCAGGATATGCTAGGCAATATGGTATAGACAATACAAAAGAAGATTTTATCACGTTTATAGATGCTGACGACACTTTTTATGAAGCTTGCTCGTTACAAATGTTACACAAACCTTTATTGGACACTAATGCAAAATTTATTATCTCTCCTTTCATACAAATTGGAAAAGAGATTGGACAGAGAAGCACTACTAATGCTAATTTGGTTTGGGTCTTTGGGCACATATACAGAAGAACGTTTTTACAACAGCACGATATTCGATTTACAAGTACTCGAGCAAACGAAGATGTTGGATTTAATAATATGTGTAATCTTATTGCTCAATACGAGATGGGAGTAGAGGGTGGAAAAGTCTTGAATATTCCTACGTATGAGTGGCACTATAATCAAAAATCTATAACTAGGAGAGGAAAAGATGAGTATGAATTTGGTATATGTACTCCTGGTTATATTTTCAATTTACACCATGCGTATGATGTAGCCTTAAGAGAGGGAGTACCTCTAAAAAATATAGCATTACCAGCTCTTGAAACTGCGTTTTCTTGCTTTATTTATTATAACATCGCCTTAGCAAAAAATGTACCTGAAGAAACATTAGTAGCAATTGAAGATTTATCTCGAAAGTTTTATTATGATTACTATAAGCAAATTCAAGATTATATTTCTAAAGACACGTATAAAAATATATATACAAAAGCTTTAGACAGTAAAAGCGTGCATTTACAAGGAATAATTTTTAAACAGACATTAGAGCAATTCATTGAGCTAATGTTTTCAAAACCTAAAAAAGATTTCTCTTATGAGGAGTTAGAAAAAAATGTACAAAGAACGGTGGAACAAATGAACGGATAGAGAATTTAGCAACAAGCAACAATGATGCGAATGTAAATGTATTTATGATAGAAGGGTTACTACAACTAAATTGTTTACAAAATCATATTTTTGATATATAATATATAATATTAAGACCAGGCTTAAACAAAGAGGGAGAATAAATGAAAATGAACTTACTGGAATTATTTCTAGGACAAATACCAGAAGCAATATATTTTGCATTATTTATGATATTTGCAAAGAGATTAGATAAGAAACAGATATTATTTACAATTTTAATGATAATAGAATATATTTTATTATTTAATTTTACTCCTATGACTATCTGGTCTCACGTATTATATTTTGTAATAACATATATTATACTCAAAATACTATATCACGAGAAATCACAAATAACAGATATATTTACATTAGGTATAGCAAGTATATTACTTATGATTATTTCCGGAATATGTTATTTTGTATTATCTACATTTATCACTGACATTATTATTGGAAATGCTGTACAAAAATTGTTGTTATTTATTGTTTTACATTTTATTAGTAATAAATTATACAAAATTCGAAATATGTACAAGAAATTTTGGAACAGAAATGATAAAATACCAAAACCAATAAAATCGACTACGTTTAGATGTATAAATTTAATTTTATTTAATGTAATGTTTTTCATTATAAATAGTTATATTATAATTTATTTAATTTGGAGGTGATATTATGGAACCATGGAGAAGTTGGTTTTTCTTTTATGATGTAGAAGAAGGAGAATAAGATATGGAAAAATTTAAAAAAATTTTCCCTAGTCTTATCTTCAATATTGCAGAAACAGTAATCATTGTGTTGATGGGTGTACTATTGAAGTTACCCATCAACTATATCGTTCTGGTGATGTTATCTTTTATGATAACTAGAGGTTTTTTCGGTAAACCACTTCATTTTAAAACTTGGTATAGATGCTTAGTGTGGAGTGCATTGGTAATGTTGAGCTTATTTGTTTTATTAAAGGTTGATTTAGTAGTATCAATTACATTTGCTATTTTCGCTGCATTTATTATGACAGGTAGGTCAAATATAATGGATATGTATTTGTGGAAAAATAGTAATGAACCTAGTAAGTATCAAGATATTATAGAATTTGTAAAATACAATGAGTTAAATGATAAGTTATTGGAATTTGAGCATAAGATTAAGGAAAGAAATAATTTAGAATACTTGATTTATAAGTATAAATTTAAAGATGGTAAAACGTTTAGTGAAATGTCTGAATTATTAGATATGGACAATCCAAGAATAGTAGAACATTTGGATAAGCTAGCGTTTGCAATCAGGTTATATTGTGGAATATAGAGAATTTGATTTCTCTATATTTTTTTTGTTCAGTCCGTCTGACGATTTGTTTTAAATTCATATAAAATAAAATTATTAAAATAATAGGAGGTTGAAATTATGTACGAAGCTTATAATTCATATAATTCATATAATCCATATAACAATCCATATCTTAATTATAATCAGCAATTTCCACAATTACAACAAACAAGACAAAATCAATCAATGTATAGACCACAAAATTCTTTACAAGGGAAGGTTGTGGATAGTTTAGATGTCGTAAAAGCTACTGATATTCCTTATGATGGAAGTGTTAGTTATTTCCCATTAACAGATGGCACAGCGATTATAACTAAACAATTACAGCAAGATGGTACTAGTAAAGTAATCATATATAAACCTATGATTGAAAATGAAGAAACTAAATCAAAATATGTAACAGAAACTGATTTTGAAAAGCAATTAAAAGATATGGATAACAAATTTATAACAGGAGAAGATTTAAAAGATCAACTTAAAAATGTGAACAGTAAAGACATAAAAGATCTAAAAGAAGATGTGAAAACATTAAAACGTAAACTCGAAGATATTGCAGATGATTTAAAATATAAAAAGGAGAAATAAATATGAATCCGATGAATCTTATAAAACAATATATGTTTCAAGGACTTACACCAAAAAATATATTAAGCAAAATGAGTATAAATAATCCAATTTTAAATAATGTGATCAATATGGCTCAGAATGGTGACACAAAAGGTGTAGAAACATTTGCAAGAAATATATGTAAACAACGTGGCTTAGATTTTGATACAGAATTTAATAAATTTAAAAATACTTTAAAATAGATATTATTGCAATAATATAAATATTTTTAAGAAGGAGGGAAATTTATGGATTACGGAAATGGTGGTTTATCTGCTTCAGACGTAGCCTTGATCCAAGACAGAAATAACGGCGGTTTCGGAGGTTTTGGTGGAGACGGAGCTTGGTGGATAATATTATTTCTAATTTTTGCTATGGGAGGCTGGAATAACGGCGGTTTCGGCGGAGGTTTCGGAGGAGACAACATGTATCCTTGGTTATCTAATGGTCAAAAGGAAATAATGCAAAACACTAACGATGGATTCAATACATTACAATTAGCAAACCAATTAACAAGCTTAAATAATTCTATACAAGGTATCAGTACACAACTTTGCAATGGATTTGCTGGAGTTAACCAAACAGTGAGCTCTGGATTTGCTAATGCAGAAAGTTCTGCTAATGCAAGACAAATAGCTAATATGAACCAAAACTTTGCTAATCAAACAGCGATGTTACAAGGATTCAATCAATTAAGTTCTCAATTTGCTGACTGTTGTTGCGAAAATCGTTTAGCTAATTGCCAAACACAAAATATCATCCAAAACGAAGGTAACGCAACAAGATTTGCTGATGCTAACAACACAAGAGACATAATTGAATCACAAAATAGAAATAGCCAAGCTATTCTTGATAAGCTATGTCAATTAGAATTAGACGGAGTCAAAGCACAATTAGAAGCTAAAAATGATTTAATTGGTCAATTACGTCAAGAGAATCTATATGCTAGAGGTCAAGCAAGTCAAGTTCAACAAACTGCTGATATAAGAGCTTCACAAGCTGTTACAGCAAATCAACTTGTATCTGAACTTCGTTCATGCCCTATTCCAGCTCAACCGGTGTATGGAAATACCCCTATATTCAATTGTTCAAGCAACAATGGTTGTGGATGCGGATGTAATGGAAATTTTTAATTAAATAATGAAGCAAACACCTGATTACAGGATACTCGAATACGAGAACTTGCTTAAATTTTGAGAGTGAGCAAGAGCTTATTCTCTTTATTTTTATTATGATATGAAAGGAGAATGAATATGATACAAACAATTATAAATGAACCAAAAGCATTAGCTAGTAATTCAAGTCCAATAGTATTTGATATAACAAGTATAAGAACAAGATGTGCTTATTGTTGCAATGGTGGTTGGTTAGATTATGAAAATGGTAATCCAATATTCAAAATATTTGGAAATAATTATAATGGATACTATAACGTAAATTTTAGTGCGTCTGTTAGCTCGGCAACAGCACGGAGTTGTGGCCATTGGATTATATGAAGATGGTGTTTTGATTCCTGATACAGTTAGAGCAGTAACAATTGGAGCAGCTGACGATTATGAAACTATCTCACTTAACAGGAAGCTAAGAATATGTCCAAAAGGAGATACTTCTATAACTATAGGAAGCGTTCCAAGTGTACCAACACCAACTACACCTGAAACACCAATAGTAACTCAAATTCCAATAATTACAAACGGTACATTTAATATATCAAGGAGTAACAATTAATGAATACTTATGATGATGTGACGAATTTGATACAATGGTTAAGCTTTTTTATATTAATAACTGATTTTAATAATACGGATTTAATGAAGTATTTGGAACATCAAGATAAATTATTGGATACGATAATTCAACAGAATAAAGAAATTATAGAAACTCTGAAAGGAGGTAAATAATGAACGAAGAAGATGACAAGAAAGAAGACTTAAGTTACATAGAAAAAATAAAAAATCTTGTGACGAAAGAGTTAGAACAATATTCTGACACAGATTTAAACGCAGAGGATATTGATACATTATATAAATTAATAGATATCAATAAAGATTTAGAAAATATTGATTATTGGAATGTTAAAAAGGAGGTTATGAAAATGAGATATAATAACTATGGTGAATATTCAGAAGGAGAATATTCTGAAGGAAGATATGGTAGACGTGGTGTACCAGGAACAGGAAGAGGTAGATACAGAGGGCACGATGATGGAGAAGACATGATTGAAGATATGAGAGAAAGTTATAGTGCGTATTCTGAAAGTAGAAACGCTTATAGCAGAGGAAATTATAACGCAGGACAAGATAGTATGGAAGCGTTAGAAGATACAATGCGATTATTCACAGAATTTGCCCAAAAAATGGTTCAAGAGGTTGATTCTCCAGAAGCAAAACAAATAATTAGAAAACATTTAAGAAAAATAAGTCAAATGGGGTAGTATAAATGTATAAATATTATAATGCGAATGAACATAATAATTTTGTGAATGATTGTGTGATCCGTGCTATTTCTACCGCTGAAGATAAAAGTTGGAGTGAAACGTATGATGATCTGAGTAGAATAGCAAAGAAAAATGGCATATTATTAGATGACGTGAATTTTGTTGAACCTCTATTGGATTATAGATACAATAGAATTGAAACATATCCACACGAAACAGTCGGAGATTTTGTTGATAGATGCACTATAGGTACATATCTAGTTACCATGCCAAATCACATAACTACTGTAATCGATGGTGTTGTATATGATACCTTTGATTGTAGAGATAGAGAATTGTGGGATATTTGGAAAGTTAATTAATTTTTAAATTCCTATTGACAAACTGTTCAGTTATATTATATAATGTGAACAGAAATAGATATGTTCTGGGGACTATAGTCTTTTTGATATATTATTGTCTTTAAATATGAGAAACACATTAAGTCTGTAGTAAATGGAATGGGTAATATTTCTATATAATGTAAAGTTATGTAGTAAACCCATTTCCGTTTACTACGGACTTAAATTTTTTTAAAGGAGGAATTTATTATGGCAGCAGTAAATTATGCAGAAGCTTATGAAAGAGCATTAGCTCAAGCATATCCAAATGTGCTTAATTTTGGTGAATTGTATAACGTTGCTAACAATCAAACTTATAGATTTGTAGATGCAAAAACAATTCACATTCCATCAATTTCTGTTACAGGAAGAAAAAATGTTAACAGAGATAGTATAGATGGTGTTTTCCAAAGAAATGTAGATAATGAATGGGAAACAAAAACTTTAACATTCTACAGAGAGTGGTCTACAAGTATTGACCCAGCAGACGTTATGGATACTAATATGGTATTAACTATCCAAAATGCAACAAAAGTATTCAATGAAACACAAAAATTCCCAGAAAAAGATGCTTATACAATAAGTAAAATTTATACAGATTGGGTAGCAGAAGGAAAAACAGCTGATACAACAGCTTTAACTGTTGATAATGTATTAACTGTATTCGATAAATTAATGGAAGGAATGGACGAAGCATTAGTACCTTCACAAGGAAGATTATTATATGTTACTCCAGCTGTTAAAACATTATTAAAATCAGCTTCTCAAATTGGTTTATCAAGAAGTGTTCAAAATGGAGAAAATGCAATCAATAGAATAGTTGATAGATTAGATGAAATCAAATTAATAACAGTACCTTCATTCTTAATGAAGACTGCTTATGATTTTGATACAGGATTTGCTCCATCAGATTCTGCTAAACAAATCAATTTATTCTTAGTACATCCATCAGCTATCTTAACTCCAAACAAATATGCATTTGTTGGAATGGAAGCTCCAGCTGCTGGAACAAAAGGTGATTACATCTATTATGAAAAAGAATATTCTGATGTATTCATTTTAAATAATAGAACAGGTGCTATAGCATTTAATGTAAGCGCTGGTGCATCTATGTAATTTAATTAAGAATTATTAAAGAGAGGAGGAACGATATGTTACTTACAAAATTACAACCCATAATACTTTATAGTCTTAAATCGACAAGAGGTGTAGATGGTGACAAAATCGAAGAATATGAAGATATATTCCATGCTGATGGAGCCATTCAATATCTTGCGTCAGATGAAGTGGATAAAAGTGCATATGGGGCGAATTTATTAAAGACATATCGTTTCAAATCTATCTATAATGATTTAGAACCTTTTTTGTTGGAGAAAACTAATAATTCTCCAGATAACTTAACAAAGTATTTAGTTGAGTGGAAAAATCATAAATACGCAATAGTTAAAGTCACTCCGTTATATTTAGATATACAATGGAGGTGATACTATGGCAAGAAATAAATTAGGTCAAATCACCGGTATTGGACCAGTGGAAGCAACCATTAAAAAAAGTTTATTAGCTATAGCAAAAGACGAAGGTATTAAATTAAAAGCTATGGTGCGAGATGAATTAGAAAAAGAATTGAGCTTCCAAGTTTATACTTCATATAAACCCGTGACAAAGAAAGGAAAAGATACTCAGTACTATAATGAAACTCACAAACATCAAAAAGTTAAACCTTATCACCATACTGGTAAATTAGCAAGAAATATATATGCCATAATAGACGGAGATAATGTAAAAGCTATGGTGCGAGATGAAGAGTATGATAATGGAGTGTCCACAACGGAAGTTTATGATTATTTGAAATTTGGTACTACAGATACACCGAAGAATGATACCTATAGTTACGATGGTGGTAAAAAATTTTCGAAATATATACCACAAGAACCACATAATTTTGAAGCACGTACCAGAGAACATATGCGAGATTTCTTGAACAAAGTGGAAATCGAAATACGCACCAATGGAAGTAAAAACATTAACCCAAGATATTTGAAAAAACAGAAATAGCATAGAAAGGAGTGAGACACAATGGCATTAATAAATAATATTCGTAGGCTTGTACAAGCAAAACTAAATGAGATAGAAGGGCTAGAAGCTGGTATCATTGTGGCTCAAGACCTTGTTGAAGAAGGAAGATATTATTTTGGGTATGATGTCAGAACTAGTTTGAATCATAGAGATTTATCTTATGACAATGAACAATACACAATTTCTATAATTGGTTATTTATCTACAAAAGGTGGTACGCAAGCTGAGTTCGATAGATATTTAGACGCAATATGTGATAAATTGGGAGAGTTGAGACTTAGACCTACCACACAAGATAGCCCAATTACACCTGATACAGGTTATAGAGAATGTATGTTAACTGCATATGCACAATTAAATACATTGGAAAAAACATTACGATAATCCACTGAACTAAATACTTTGTTAAGAAAATATTTTATATAGGAGGTAATATTATGGATCCAGATGCAAAAGTACAACAAGCTACGCTTGGTACTGCGTTATATTTTAAACAATCTACTGACGGAAATGATTTTATTGGTAATAATGGTTCTTATGATCCAGATGCATTAAAAACTGCATTAGGAAGTTATACAAGAGTTTATGGTTTGTCTTCAACACCAGATTTTGGTGGACAACCAAATACAATAGACACAACAACATTAGATAATACTAAATCAGAAACATCTGTATTAGGACTACAACCAGCTGCAGAAGTTACATATGAAATCAATATGATGACTTTCGCCGATGTACCAGATGGTGTACAACATAACTTACGTGCAGTTAAAGGATTAGCCGATGACAATATAAAAGCTCACTGGGTAGTAGTAAAAGCTTCAGGTGTTATAATTGAATATGATGCTAGAACTCATATCTCTTACACAGCTGATGCTCAACAAGATATTGAAAAATTCAATATTTATCATGATGTTAGAAGTGATATTAAAGTATCATTACCAGCAGATTCAAGTAATTAATTTAATAAACTAAACTTTTGGTGGGCAGTTTAGCCAAAATCAATCTTCGGGCGTTTACATCCACCATTTTATTATATCTAATAGGAGGATTGAAATTAATATGGATAGCGAAGTAATTATAGAAATACAAGGAGTAGAATATAAATTTAAATTAAAAAGCTCTAATATTTTATATTTAGAGAACAAATTGAAAAGAAATATATTTGAAGCATTTGAAAATCCAGACTTTACAACTATGGTTAATATATTTTATGCTTGTGCAAGTAATGAATGTAAAGTAAAGTATGGAAATGAAGCAGACTTATTTGATGCGTTGTTAGAACAATATGGAATGCAACAATTAGCTGAAAAATATTTAGCAGAAATTGTTCAAAAATCTGGACTAGTTCAAAAATCAGAAATACCAATGACTCCCAGTCCAGAAGCTAGTGAAAAAGTTTGGACTAAATAAATTAGTTGAAGAAGAAAACAAGTATGATCCATTAGCAGGATTTCACGCAGTTCATGATCTTTACGCTGAGTTGGTTAAACAAGGTTGTGAATTAAGGACTCTTTATGATTATTCTTGTAAGGAGTTATTGTTTATTTTGAAATATAAAAGAGAAGGATTGGCTTATAAATTATGGCGTATGGGTAGTATGAACAGAGCCGCATTTGGTGCAAAAGTTTACCCAGCAAAATTAGAAGAAGCTATGCCAGAAATGTTTGAAACAAAACCAAAAGCACCTGTACCAGATTGGTTAAGGGAAGATTATGAAAAAAGATTAAACAAAAGTGTGAAAAAACATCCTGATAGTTATTTTCAAAATGGATTGTAATAATATAGATTTTAGGTTGTAGGAGGTAGTAAATATGGCTGATAAAGAGACAGGATTGAATATTACTGTCGGCGCTGTCGCCGATGAAAGCAGTGCGCAAAAAGCTGCGAAAGATTTAGCGAAGGGTGTTTTAAGTTCTCTTAAAGATGGTTATATTGAAGTACCTGCTGAAATAAAAATGCCTATTAAAAATGCCTCGAAGGATTTAGAAAAAGCCCAAAAAGACGTTATTTCTCAATGGAAAAAAACGTTCAAAGAGGGCTTTTCTTCGTCTGAGAAAGATTTAGATGATCTTACACAGGCGTACTATAGATTTAAAAGATTAGCAGGGAAAGAGCATAAAGCTGGCACAAAACAATATAAAGAAATAAATAAGTTGATGGGTGGACAGATACAATCTTATAACACTCAAAAACAAGCAAGAGAAACTAAACGTGCTGAACAAATAGCGAAACTAGAACAAGCTAAGCAACGTAAAGCACGAGTAAAAGCCAATAAACGTTATATTGATACTGGTGCTAAAATAACAAAAGAAGAAATTAATTCAGATATCAAAGCTCGTAGAAAAAGACAATTTACTGGTATTAAACAAGTATTACCAAAGGAATATGGTAGTGGTTGGATTAATGCTGGTAATACAAATGACTATGCAAGCAAGCGTAGTGAAGTTAGTTTTTATGGAAGTAGAGGTGCTCGCCAAGCGGCTTTAAGTGCATTAGATGCAAAAAGAACATTTGAAAAAGAGAGCTTGGTTGTAGATAAATATACAAATAAAAAAGAGTTAGAAGCGGAAGTAAAACGAAGACGAGCAAATGACAAAAAAATCCCCCAAAGTAGTAGAAAGACTATCATTGCAGAAGAAAATGGAAAAAGAGTTTTTAAAGATGTAATAGAAAAGTGGGAGACATCTTGGAATAAGGAAGCTCGTGTTCTATCACCTATGGAAAAAGCAAAAGGATTGAGCGATGATATTAGAAATAATATTTTACCAGAATTAATAGACAAATTACAAAATTCAAGTAATGACACAGACATAAAAACAATAACACAAAAAATATTTGATGCAATAGATACGATATCAGATTATAGTGTAGATGCTGGTAAACTTATATTAACGGACATAAGACAAACACTCGGTGTAATAATGAGTCAATCCGGATTTACTATTAGTGGAAAAATAGGTGGAATTGATGCAGAAGAGGGTACTGACAAAACTGCCAAATCAAGAGACCCTAAAATGGAAGCTGTTATAACAGGCTTTTTAGATAAAGTGACAGAAAAAGAAGCGATAATAAATCAAGAATTAATGAAACTTGCACAATTGGAAAAACAAAACACAAAATCTAAAGTGAGTAAAGAAGTAAACAGTTTTGCTAATAGAATGATAGCTGAAAATCAAGCTAACAAAGCTATACAAAAACAAAGTTCTAGTGTGATAACGCGAGCAATCAATCAAGATACGAAAACTACTGAAACACAAACAAATTATGACAAAATTGAAAATACAGCGGAGCGTATTTCTGATAGTTCGGCAAATAAAAAAACTGAGGATTTGATAAAAAGCACAGAAGCGGATAATTCTTCTGGGTTTAATACGGATAGCAAAGCGAACGAAGCAGTTGATGCAATACGAGGATTGGGTGTAACACTTAGAGAGATGATGGCACCATGTGAAGCAATACTACAATCTATTTTAGTTGAAATACAAGCCATTAATAAAAATGGAGTGAATATAACTGGAGTACAAAAAGGACAAACCAGAACTAAAAATGACCCTTCTCAGATGTTAGTACCGGCGCAATCGCAAATGCAACAAGCTTTGAGTATGATGGAATATGTACGTAAATACGGAAAGAGTCGAGTTGCATATGGAGATATGTCAAGGTCAGATATATCAACAACGATAAAGGATCCACATTCTTGGGTGACTAAATTAAAAGATACTTTTGCTAATTTAACAAAAACGACAGCTAATTATAAGAAAATAATGGCTGCAACTTCAGAAGAACAAGATAAAATGTCAGCTGAACGTATTAAGAGATTTGGTTTGAGTAGAGGTCGTAATGCTACTGATAATGGAGATAAAATTTTATTTGCTCGTAGATGGTCATTATTTAGAGGAAGAGACAAATTTGGAGATTTATTCAAAGATATAAATTTATCGAAAGGTGTGAAGGTTGATACAACTGATATCACCGATAGACTAGCTAAAGCATTATCTGGAAAAGAAATGTTTAAGGCTCAAACTGGAGGATTTAAAAGTAATATATTAGGTGCTATGACTGGTGGATTATCGTTTGCATTTACACCATCTCTTGAAAAAAGTAGAGCGAGAGCTGAAGGTGTAAATCAAATAATGGCGAATATACGTAAAGCTGCAAACGATATATTACAAGATATACAAAGCAAAGAATCTACTTTGAGTGGAATGAGAGCTAGTGGAGATTTAAAATTAGGAGCAAATGGAGAAATACTAGAAGGTTCTACAACAGAGGCTAAAACCTTAGTATTACAATTAGAGGAATCAAAGCAAGTGTTGGCATCTATTCTAGCAGATGCTGGAATGGTAGACCAAGTTGTTGGTAGAACACACGGAAGACTTGGAGGAATAATAAAGCAATTAGGATTTACTTCACCTGTATTAAGACAAAATAATCATATTCTTGCGAACTTAAATGCTGGTTTAGATAAAACTGGTAAAGCTCTAAAAAACCAAACAAGATTATCAGAAGTGTTGAATTATACATATAGATTAATGACAAGACATACTGCACAAATATTCAAAAACTTCTTATTACAACTAAATCCAATTACACAAATAAAGAAAGCTTTTCAAGATTTTATGGGTTATAACACTAAATGGCAAAGAACTATGAATGTCATCAAATATAACTTGAGAACTATTCTTAGACCATTTATGGATTGGGTGTCTCAAAAATTAGTTAATATAATTGGTTTTGTTGATATCATATCAATGAAAATACAAGAAGCATTTGGAAAAATGCCTGTAAGTTTATTTGATCAAGTTGCTGCAGATGCTGAAAAAACAAAAGAAGAGTTAGAAGCGGCGGCGAATGTAACAGCTGGTTTTGATGAACTACACGATATAGGTACAGATAATAGTGGTGCAATGGATTTATTGGGTGATATTTATAAACCACAACTATCTGAACAATGGAGGAAATTAGCAGAAGATATAGGAGACTTGTTCGCTGGATTAATCAAAGGTGATTTAGGATTTGGCGAAGCAATGAAACGTATTTTTACAATATTACTAGATGGACTAAAAGCTATTGCAACAACTATTTGGAATTGGTTTAAACAAACCGCAATTGGTAAATGGATTACAGAGCACTGGAAAGATTTATTGAAAAATTTATTAACAATCTTTTTAGGTTGGCAATTATTGAAAATAGCAGGAAAACTTTTATGGAAAGCTTTGTTTGGAAACTTTACTGGTACTGCCATCAAAGGAGTATTTTCAAAAGTCGGTGGTTGGATATTAAAAGCACTTGGGGCAACAGCTTTTGGTAAAGGTATAATTGAAGGTATTACTGATATTTTTACTGGTAGTGGCGGATTATTAACTACTTTGAAAAGTATATTTGTCGGACATGAAGCGATTACAGCATTTGGTGCTTGGGGTGAAACTTTAGGAGCTTTATTTGCTCAAAGTTTATTAACGGTAGTAGGAGTTGCAATAGCTGGTATTGCCATTAAAAAAGGAACTGATAAAGTTAAAAATAATACTGCTTATAACACAGGTTTAATGGAATACGGTGGTAATGAGAAAGATAAAAAAAGTAATCTAGGAACTATTTTAGGAACAACTGCAATTGCTGCTGGTGGAGGAGCATTATCTGGATTGGCACTTGGTGCTGGTATAGGTGCTATAGGTGGACCATTAGGTGCTGCGATTGGAGCTGCAATTGGAGGTATAGCTGGATTATTAGCAACTTCATTGGCTCCAGCATTTGAACAAGCAGAAATTGCGGCTAGAAACATGAATAACGAAATGCTAAAAGTAGAACAATATGAAGGTCGTGTACAAGGTGCACAAACACAAGTTAGTATATTCGATGAACAACTACAATTATTAAAACAATCATTAGATTATACTACTCAATCTGTATATGACCAAGGGGAAAAATTAGGTATCAGTAAAACTCGTATGGATGAATTAGTTAAAGCTACTCAAGATGGTACATTTACTACTGGTATGTTATCTGGAGCAGAAATAGGATTGTCTAGTAGTTTGACTGATTTAGCACAAAAACAAGAGCATGTTACAAAAGTGAGTGCTAAGCTGGAAGAAGCACAAAAGAAATTACTAAAAGCTCAAACAGAGTTAGCTATAGCACAAGATATAGAAGCTAAAAATTTTGAAGTGGCCGCCGCAAGAATAGAAGTAGCCGAAGAACAAGGAGTTTATTCGACAGAAGAAGCTACTAAAAAACGTATTCAGTTATACAAACAAGGTGGAGACGAAGAAAGAAAGAATTTACTTCAGAATTTGACAGACGAACAACGTGCTAAAATGGTAGAATACAAGGCTGTAACTGATAAAGAATTAGGCGAATTATCAAAAATATGGCAAGAATCAAGTAGTGATGTTAAAAAAGCTCTTCTTGAAGGGGTAGGAACCGACACACAAACAAAATTCAAACAAGAAATGTCAGAAATAGATAAAATAGTACAACAACATCAAAGTTTCTGGCAAGGTGTAGGAGACACCCTCAAAGAAATTTTCACGTTTGGTCATTCTAATACGTGGACTTACAATGGTTATGAAAAAGCATCTAAATTAAAAATACAAGGTTATGCGACTGGTACAAATTATGTACCAAATGATGGACTAGCATACTTACATCGAGGAGAAGCTGTTATACCTAAAAAATATAATACACCATATCAAACAAATAATAATGCTGGTTTAGAAGAAGCTATAAATCAATTAAATCAACAAGTAGCACAAATTGGTAACCAAGTAAATCAAGGTATAAATATCAAAGGTCAATTTGTACAAAAAGGAAGCGACTTAGTTGCTACAGTAGAAAAAGCTAATAAGAAATTAAGTAATAATATATTAAACAACAAGGTTTATGCAAGATGATTAGGAGATAGGAGGTAGATTATTATGGGTTTGTGTCCAAAAACAAATGCATTTGCACCATTGATTCGTATTAATGGCAAGGAATTTAGATTCAGAGACCCAGAAGGGAATTATTTAGATGAATATTATAACAATTATCATTATAATACAGTAAATAATCCTGCAATTGGTTACAATGAATTATCTGAACAATTAGTTAAATCAACAAGAAATGCGGAAGGAAAAGTTGTAGCACAAGTTGTAAATAGAAGATTGAACAAATTTGATAATCTTTATTGGCCTTATATGTCCAGAGTTAATTTAACTGAATTAAAGCAAGAAATTAAAAAATTTTATTGTGATATAAGTTATTGGGATGATGAAGCAGACTCATATATAACTAGAAAATATTATTGGGGTGACTTTAGTGCCACCCCTTGTGAATGGGAAACAGTTCGTTTAGAAGGACAAACGGATTCACTTGGGCGACCAATATATTTTAAAAGACCTATTTGGTATAAAGATGTCAAATGTAATCTTATCGACATGCGGTTATTAATCGAGAAAGGAGATAATTTATGGCTGTTTATCGTGATGCATTAGGGAATATAGATAGGCAAGAATTTGAAAATCATTTAAAAGCGATAGTGAGAAAAGAAGGTTATATAGAAATTATAATGTATACACCGAATTCAAATATACCTGTGTCTACTATAAACACCACGGATAGACTGAGTATATGTGATACTTCCACTCTTACTAATATTGATAGATATTCTAGTAATACAGTTGCTACATTAGAAGAGAATTTGTGGTTACTTAATGGTCGATTCATAATATATCAAGGGAACAATGTGGATGGGTATATTTCAAACAGTATATCAGATGATAATGGTGAATTCTCTACAAAACCAACCATGACTATTCAATTAACACATCCATCTGATATAGAGAATTTTTCAGTTATATTGAATTCAGCGGTGCCTTCTGGATATCCAAAAGATATAAAAATATATTGTTATGATGATAGTGATAATCTACTAGGAACTATGACTCAAAATATAGAGTGGCAAGAACCAACAGGAGAGGTAAACGAAGACGATCAACCTATATATAGAACTGTATTATTAGATAGTTTACCATCTGTAAATTTTGAAGTGAATAAAACAGGAGTAGACCACATAACAATTGAATATGGTAACACTCGATTTAGGCACAGACGTATAAGAGTCAGCTCAATTTTGTTTGGTAAAACAATCGTGCTAAATCAAGAGCAAGTATTGAATATAGATTACACAGACAAAACTAGTTATGTATCAGACACACTTCCTTCGAGAATATTCAAGTTTGATGTAAATAATTATAATAGTATTTATAATGTGGATAATCCAGACAATGGTTATATCAAATTAAATAATCAAACGAGAGTTAGATTTAGAAATGGTTATAATGTATGTGGATATCAATATGATGAAAATGGACATGTATTAATGGATAATAATCATCCTATGATAGATGCTACCCAAGATGGTGTTGAAATAGAATGGGATAATTGGAAAGAATTAAGACTCATGGATGTATCAGCAAATGCAGATGAAAGTGCTACTTTTACAGCTGGTTCATTACTAGATATAATGGAAGATAATTATACAGAAGATATTTATACAGGAGCAGAAAGAACTGTACAAGAAATAGCAGAAAACGTATTAACGTTTGAAGGATTAGACTTGAATTCTATTGAATGGTCAAGTGATAATATACCAAAACCTACGTATGATGGAACTACTTTATTACCATATGAACAATGGACTGACACATCTTATAATGAATATAAAGTAAATACGTCTATGCCAGAAGTTTCTTGTAAACAAATCATTCAATTATTAGCTTTTACAGTAGGGGCTACATTATTGATAAAAGATAATGGACATATAAAATTTGCAAATTTGAATATATTAGATAATACAACTTTTACAAATAACTATGATTGGAATTATCAAGATTTTGAAAGTATTCCTGCTGCAGAACAATTGGAGAGTATAAAGGAGTTAACAGATATATCCTTACCGAAATATTATTCTTATTTAGATTATTCTGGTGAAGAAACTGCTGTAGTAGATGGTTCTGTTTATTCAAATCTAACAGTTATATCAACGATTAATTGTACAACTATGAGTACAGAAACGACTTATAGTGATTGTTTACCTGTTGGGTGTAGAATGGCAAATGATGATACTTCAGGGGCTACAATTGTTTATACAGAATTATATAGTAAACGTGGATTAATTAATCTTGGTGGTTATGTGGCTGGTACAGAAGCAAAAGTTGAAGTATTAGGTTACCCCATTAGAACAAAACAAATACAAGAACGAAATGTTACTAGTGATAGTTTAATATTAGATACTCAAATAATGGAGTCAGATGTTTCAACTTATGATACAAATGGAGCAGTGTCACAAAGTGAACAGATTAAAAGAAAATATTTAGAATGGTATAAAAGAAAATTCAAATATACATTTTCTTCTCGTGGAGAACCATTGGTAAATGCTGGTGATTATGGTGTGATTCAAACACAATTCACAGGTAGAATGCCTGTATATATACTTCAAAATCATTGGACATTTGATGGTACTTGGAGTGGAGAAATGGAGGTGATTGCACTTGATTAGAACGTGGATTGACCCTATTTTTGATAGAACTTATGGTAATGTACAAGCTGTGCAAAATAACCCCTATCTGGAAAACCCAAAAGGTTGCTGGAACGCAATCGACTTAAATAGAATAGAGAAAAACACAGCGTATTGTGCTGAATGGATGGTGGAGAAGAAGATTGTTCATACTCCACCAAGTATAAATGTTAGGGAAGATGATTATTGGACAGGAGATAAAATACCGACTAAATCAGAAATCGATAGAATAATAAATAATGTCAGGGTATTAATAGATGAATCTCGTAGAAATCCAGCCATCGCATCTGAATTACCCACAATTTATACAGCTACACAAATCAACTATGTACTGGCAAACCAAATAGAATATGCTTTATATTTAATGCATAATCAACCTAAACTTCCATTAGAATATTGGAATGTGACTATCACAAATGGTATAATTAAAACCGTTAGAAGAGATGACGGTACAGTAGAAGTAATCAACAATACTACCGCTTTGGTAGCAGAAGACGAAATAGTGACAATTCGTGGTATTGAATATGGAGAAAGTGCACAATATCAAACATTTACATATTGGAGCGGACAAGCAGAAGACCTTGGTTTATTGACTAATTATCAAGCACAAGAAACCTATTTCACAATGCCATATAGAGACGTAGCTTTTACTGCTAATTTTGAAACACATATACCAAGAACATTGACATTAGTAAATGGTTATATATCTATAAATAGCGACCCTACCGCAGAAAGTGGACCAACTACACATCCTTATTTTGCAGGAGACCAAATAATGATTATAGCAAATGTAGCTTCAACAGGTAAAGCATTTTATGAATGGACTGGCACACAAGAAGGATTAGATAATTTAGTAGGAGCCACTTACTCAGGAGACCCATCTACTGCGATTCTTACTATGCCAGATTGTGATGTAACATTATCTCCTCATTATATAAATGCTGGACAACACAGTGTAACAGTTACAAATGGTACTGGTGGAGGTTGGTACAATTATAATGATTATGTTTCGATATCAGCTAGTGTACCAACACATTATGAATTTTCACATTGGAGTGGTAATACTAGTTATCTGAGTGATATTTATAGTGCATTTCAATCATTTCGTATGGGAGATGTGAATATATCATTTACTGCTCATTTTAATTATGTATATTCATACAATAGTGTACAAGTAATTGATGGTTTGATCAGAGTAGATAACACAGATGTATCACAAGCTAATGGATTAAGACAAACTACTTCTTATACATTAGTACCTACTCCACCAGATGCTACACAAGGTATATATAATTGGACAATTGAAGGTCAGGGTAGTGTGAGTACCGATGCATTAGGAAATCAAACTAATACATTCACAGTTGGTGATGGTAATGCTATAATTACAGCACATTATGCGCCAATAAAAACATTAACTGTTACAAATATAAATAATGGAGGAACTACGTCTACATACAATATTGTACAAGGACGTAAACAAAGATTAATTACAAACTCTGTTGTAGGTAGTTATCGATTTGATGGATGGTATGAAAATGGTACTAGAATCAGTACTTCTACGCAATTAGATATCACAATGGGAGCAAGTGACAGAACTATAGAAGCTCGATATGATTTTTATGATACATATACTGTTACATTAGTGAACAGAAATAATAGTGGACAGACTACTACATCGCAAGTGCTATCTGGTAATTATTGGAGTTCGACTACTAATGAAGAAGTAGGAGATTATTTATTTGCAAGATGGTTGAAAGATGGTAGCCAAATCAGTACTTCAACTGATTATGGATTCTATGTATCAGCTAATACTACAATTACAGTAGAATATAGACAAAAAGAAACTTATCATTTAACTGTAAATAATGGTTCTGGTTCAGGAGACTACAAAGAAAGACAATCTGTAACTATTACAGCGGACACAGGTGATTTCTCACATTGGACCTATTCAGATTTATATAGTATATCAAATTATATGAGTAGCACAACTACTGTTAAATTAGGTAGAAAAGATGGTACGGTTACTGCTAATTATAATATGAGAACGATTACGGTGATAACTAATAGTGGTACAAATACTTATAATATAGCGGAAGGTCAATATCGAGATATTAATTCGGGATCAGCACCAAGTACATATGAATTTAATCACTGGGAGGTTGTATCAGGTGACGCAACATTGTCTAATCAATACGCTTCAAGTACAAAAGTGTATGCTCATTCACAAGATAGTACCATACAAGCTGTATATACTCCTATACCACAATTTACTGTAACAATGCAAAATGGTTATATATGGGATGGTAGTGATTGGGTGGAAAGTGCCACATTACTTAGAAACGCAACTAATGCTATCAAAATGAAACCTGCTCCAACTGGACATCAATTTTTACAATGGGAAGTATATGTAGATAATGTACTTCAAACAAATGCTAATGATGTGTATGAACCATTATCAGAACAAACTCGATTAAGAGATTTAGCAAGAAATGTTACACTAAAAGCAACTTATATCATTCCTGATACAGAAGCAAAATATACACTTACGATAGAAAGAAAGGATGGGTCAACTGAACAAGATGAGTATCCTGCTGGAACTGATGTAACAGTCACAGCAAGTAGTCCTGATACAGGTATGGAATTTTATAAATGGACAGGAGCTACAGCTTATATAGCTGGTGGTATATATAACGAAGAAACATACGTACATATGCCTGCACAAAATATCACAATAACAGAAACATACGTACCAGAAGGATATATACCAGGATTTGATGTTGCTATGACAAATCTATACGGACAATGTTGTTATGAAACAGAGTACGAAGATCCACAAACTGGTGAGGTAACTGTCACTGAAAATTGGGTTTCAAGATGGACTTATCCAGAAGGTACTGTCGTTAAAATAAGAGCAACTGGTATACCAAATGAACGATACTTCAGTGATTGGCTTGCTTACAATCATGATACAACTGATGACGCGAGAGCTATAATCGAATATTTACGTTTGAGCCAAACAACTTTAACTGTGCCTAATTATGACGTAGATATAGAAGTCAATGCTCCTTTGAAGCAAACATACACTTTGAAATTAACTGGAGGTTTAACTGGTGGACAAACACAGGCTGATTATTATGGAGAACAAAGGGCTGATGTTTACTTCAGTATGACAGACACTAATGATACACATTACACATTCACTAGATGGATAGGTAAAAATGGAACTGACATAACACAAATTGAATTATATGATGGTGGTATGTTTAATGTACTAACACCTGGTACAGAATCTTCTCCTCAATATATAAAAATGCCAAGTAAAGCTATTGAATTAGAAGCTACTTATCGAACATTATATAAAACAGCTTTGACAGGAGGAGTTATTGATTTGACAGGATTATCTCAAGGATATTTTGAAACTGGTACACAACTAACTATTACAGCAGACACACCTACAACTGGTATGCGATTCCAGTATTGGAGTGGAGACATAAGTAGGCTAGGAAGTATATACGACCCAACTACTACTTTAACTACTACAACTGGAGCAACAAACATAACGGCTGTGTATTCAACTGATTCAAATAGAAACGGAATAGGATATGTATTGACCGATTTGAAATCAGTAAACACAATTTCAAATAATAATATAACAGTAATATCAGGAGAAATTGACACAGGTTTCATAATAACAGATGTTAATGGTCACATATATGTAGTAACAGCTGTTGAGAATAATACAAGTACAATTTATAGAATGACAAAAATAGTTCGAGGAGGTAATATTTATGATTAATAATATTGGTACAATTAGTACAACTTTACCTAGAACAATAGGTAATACTATCACTGTGACTGATGTATCTACTATAACAATTGTATCAGGATTCATTGATGTAGGATTTATAGTTTTTGATAATGATGGTACAATTGCAGTATGTACTTCCTTTACTAGAGATGCACAAGATAATCCTATATATGTATTCAGAACTCAATCATTAAACACAGAAATTGACATTTATGATATTTTATCTCAAAATTATTAAAAAATATAAAATAGACAACAAAATTGACCGCACAAAATGCCCATAGACGGATTTTGATATTTTAAGAATATAACTTGTTGTTTAAGACATAAAATAGCTGTATGAGCATTGTAAACGCTTATACGGCTATTTCTTCTTTTTGGGCTATTTTACTGAAGTGTAAATCTTAATTATGTAAATTTTATAATTAATTTAATCAAAAACTGTTCACAAAAGTGAACAGAAATATGCATTTTAGGAGGGTAGTAAAAATGAGTTGCAATAAACATGCAAAAGACTTATTGATAGAAAGATATGGTGCAGAATGCTTTATTGAAAAATTACATTTGAGAAAAGATGACAAACCAAGACATTATAAAAGTGAAGGACAAATGATGAAAATGAAACAATTAACTTACCATCATATTAAGATGCAAAAGGATGGAGGTAAAGCTACAATAGAAAATGGGGCATTGCTTTCTGCTGAAAATCATCAATGGTTTCATCAGCAAAGTCCACAATTACAAAATTATATGAATGCGATGTTTCAAGAATATAAAAAGTTGGTTGACGACTGTAAAGTCGTATACGTTGAAGATTTAGAATTACCATTTGATGTAAAAGCTGTAGATTTTAGTATTGACGAAAAAGGAAAATTTAATCGAGCAAAACAAAAACGAGAAACACAAAAATTAATAAATGAATTTTATAATTTATAAAAGTGAACAGAACTTACAATCAAGTTAAATAAAAAATAATACCGACACAAATCGGTATTATTTTATACTTCATGCTAATTCTAAATCTACATTTCTAAATTCATTTCCGCTAGCTTTAGACACTGTTGTTTTGATAGTCATTTGTACTCTAGTGCCTACTAGTTTTTCTGCATTTGATAAGAAGTCTCCTAATTCTACACCTTCTACTCCAAGTTTTTTTAATTGAGTAACAGCTCTTGCTACGTTTGTTTGAGTAGATTTTAAATCATTACCTGCAAGCATTAAATATTTGAATTCTTTCTTTCCATCTTCTACTGCTACAGTTATAACAGCCATAGGTTTTCCAGATGATTTTGAATTTTTTGTTTCAAATTTTTCTATTTCTCCTATGTAAGAACCATCAGGTAAATTTTCAAAATTGTTAGTGTATTCTTCTACTTTTTCTACACCACCCATATCTTTAAATATAGCATTTAACTCTTTTAAATCTTCGTTGTCCATTTTATAATTCTCCTTTCAATTATCCTATTACAGATTTTCTTTTTGGTTTTTCTTCTTCTTTCTTTTCTTCTAATTTGGTTTTATACATATCTTCTTTAGTTGCTTCACCATATACCAATTTAGCACCATCAAATTTTGAAGCAGACTTAATGAAATTTTCATCAAAATCTTTTTTAGTTAATGGTATAGCAGTTTTTTTGATTGCTAATCTTGAACCACCAAATTCATCGTCAGAATTTGAAATGTGTAATTCATATTTAGCTGTTCCATCTTCGCTTATAGATTTAACTGTTCTTGCAATTATACCCATAAGTCCTGACATTTGGTCTCTAAGTTTTTCTTCAAACACTGGTTGAAATTTAGAAATTTCTCTACCAAATTTATTCTTTTCAATCACTTCTTGTTCGTGTGAAATAAACATTACATTGTCAAAACTATTTGCTATACTGAAAATACTTTCCCATAAGAAACTTCTAAGCATTGTATAACCTTTGTATGCAATTTCAGATTCATGTTCAACACCGTTTTTATCACACCAATAAAATCTTAAATAATCAATTAAATATGAAGTAGTATCAACTATTACCCAACTAGGATTAATTGTTTTTAATTTAGCAATAGCATCATTTAATTCTTTATAATTTCTTACTCTTAATATTTTATCTGGTTCAAATGTGTATTCAGCATTTCCATCAGTAGATATAATATAAGCGTCTTCGAATTGTGAAGCAAATGTGGTTTTACCTGACATTACTTTACCATAAATCCATAATTTCATTTTATAATCCTCCTTTCTTTTATAATAAAAAATAGACCTTCGCAGGTCTACAGGATTATATAATGATAGAATTGTTATTGTTCTGTTATTGCGTTTAATCCTGTAAACGACTTACTTCTATTTATGGTCATAATATATCATATAAAAAATAAAAAGTCAACAGTTTTATTGACTTTTTTCTTTTAATTTTTTTCGTATTTCGTTGAATAAAAACGACAAAAAGTTACTATGTATACCTAGTTTTTCGGCATAATAACCTGGGTCAGTATCTGGTATAGTTACGCTAAATCCATGACAACCTCCACCAACAATACTTATCAGTAAATCGTTTCCACGAATACCTCTTTGATGAAAACCTAAATTTTCAAAATTATAAGCAAATAACACATCATATTGTGAATATTCTTCTTCTATTTGGATATTTATAAATACACTATTTTTTGCTTCTAATCCCATTACAATTACAGTAGCAAGTTGTTTAATTCGTTCTTTAATTTCTTCTTCCATTGTCGACCTCCTTTTTTATTTTGGTGACTTTGCCATTTATTATATAATTACCCGTTTCGGTACGAGGTGTGTAAATTTTACCATTATAAGATTTTACAGCTCTTCTTTTTCTTAAAAAACCTTGCAATTTCATATACATTTTATAAGCTTGACCAGGTGTAGCATCTGTGAATTCTATACGGTGTAGCATATCATTTATTCTTTTATCATATTGAGACAACACTTCACTATTAGTTTTCTTTTTTTCTTTTTCAGAAAATACTACTCCGGGCTTTTTATTTTTGATTTCCAACTTGTTCATCTTCGATACTCTCCTTAGATTTTTCTAAATCAAGTGTATACCTCGCAGTATCAATATTGATTTTTTCATAAAGAGTTTTATAGAATTTTTCATCTTCTTTACTTCGTTTATGAGTTGTATAAATCATTTGGATTAAAACAATAATTTGTAATATTAATAAACACATTAATGAGATTTTTATTAATAAATTAAATACGTCCATTGGGTCCTCCTTTCTTTACATTTTATCTTTAAATAGGAGAATGACGGGTTTACTTTATATCCCGTCTGCAACGCCTCTAGTCCACATACTTAGAGTAAACGTCACGCTGAAACATCTTCGTATAAGGGACTACTCAAATGATGCCAGCCACCGAAGTATCTTCTTGTGTGGATGAGAAAATACTTGCCCTTTATTCAATATGAAGCTATCATATTCTACGTGCGTCACGAGGGTTATTCTCAATCGTTTGGAGTGTGACGTCTTGCTACTAACCACGAAAAACTCCCTTTTGTTAACGTCACTAGGGACCAGCTGACGTGCATAAATATGCAATCTAAGCAATACACTTGCCCCTCTACTTTTACTTAGGCGGAATAGTGCGAATCTTCTCCAAGGGTTTATGGTTTTCCTTCCCTGGTGGGTCGTGTTGGACTCGAACCAACTACCCTTACATTAAAAGTGTAATGCTCTACCTGATGAGCTAACGACCCAAATATTAATATGAGAACAACCAAACTCATATTATATATATATATGGAATTATCTTGGTATGGTTGTTTTTGATGGTGGGTAAGGGTGGAATCGAACCACCTCAGCCTTTCGACAACGGTTTTACAGACCGCCCTAGCTCTCCTACTCTAGCGCTTACCCATATACATAGTGGGAGGTATTTCTACTCTTACTCGTTACTAGCTCTATCGCCTGCTGTCCGTAACCTAGACCGGCGTCCCACTTATTAAATTGGCGCCGAGAGCAGGATTTGAACCTGCGGACCCCGTTACTAGGTCTACGCGTTAGCAGTGCGTTGGTTTAAACCACTCACCCATCTCGGCATATCATCTTTCTTCTTCATCTTTGTTTCTATAAGTTTGTACTATTTTATGAGTTTCTTCTTTTCTATACTTTGTCTCTTCGATAGCAGACTTTGTTCTTTCTAGTAATTCTTTTGATTTTTCTATTTGCGTTTTGTGATCCATTTTACACCTCATTTGATTTTTGGTAGCGCTACCCAGAGTCGAACCGAGCACCCCAGGATGAAAACCTGGTGACTTAACCGACTGTCCCTAGCGCCATATTAACGTCTGTCTCTCCAGACTGTCACGTTGCTTCTTAGTGTACTTCTTGCTCAACACAACGTTTGTACGAGACAAAGTTCCCGAATACACCTGGGGATAAGCAATTATCCTACTTTAGCTTATCAGTGGATTATTTCAGTAGTACCACGAACTGGCACCTGTTCAAGGATTTGAACCTCAACTAATGGTTTTGGAGACCATTGTGCTACCGTTACACCAAACAGATATATGAAGGGGCTAACCGACCCCTATTTTCTTTTATGGAATTTAGCCCAATCATTGACTGCGTCTTCTAAACTCCAATCATGTAATGTTCTCCAACCGTTTTACTCCATTTGCTAATTCTTTTTGATCTTGTTCCCAACGGTCAATTGCATCTTGTTTTGTTTCAAGAAATTTGAATTCCCACAATTCCCAACTATCTAACCCCAAAGATTTATAATGTCTACCGTTACCAACTTCAATGTTGGGATTTTTTAATTTTCTTCTGATTTTACGATTAGACACTTGTTTTCCTTTTTTCATAGACCTACCCCATAGAGCCATCCTTGAAATTGGGGATTTTTTATAACTCCTACTCATTATTGAGTCACCTCCTTAGGCACTAAGCCCTAGAAGACAGATCCTTTTCTGTTCATATATCCTCCTATCCAATAGCAAATCCTACCATGTGCTCTTTTCTAATGAAAAGTGGTGTAGCGCATGGTTGATATTTTTGTGTTTTTTCAATATAAGTAAACCAAAGAGGTTCCGTATCATATTGATAAATACCTTCTGGAATGTGTTCTATTACTGCATATTGATAACACCCTGCTTCATATATATCTCCAATATTATTTTCTACGACTTCAATAGCCATATCTTTATCTGAAAAATAACCCACACATCTAACATCATTATCTTTTGGGTCTACTGTTGTTATGAAATACATAATTACTTCCTTTCTTTATGGTGCCGACTGCTCGATTCGAACGGGCGACCTACCGCTTACAAGGCGGTTGCACTACCACTGTGCTAAGTCGGCATATATGGAGTAGGACTTTTCCCTACTCTTTTTCTGTTTTTGTTCCTAATTTACCTACTGCATATCCAGCTACTATTGATTTTAAATCTACTCCTAAACTATCTTGAGCTACTTTTAATATCTTATCTATTTTTTGAGTTCCACTTTCTAATAGTTCAGTCGATTGATCTCCATACATTGTAATTGAATCTACATTTGATAATGGAGTAGAAACTTCTCTGGCTATATCCGGTAGTTTGTTCACTATCATTTCTACTACAGAAGCTTGTTGCATTTTAGCTTGAGCTTCTGCTTTCTTTTCGATACCTTTAGCTTCAGCGATACCTTTGGCTTCGATACCAGCTGCTTCTGCTTCAAGTTTAGCTTTTATACCATCAGCTTCTGCTACTGCTTTGGCTCTTATAGCCTGTGCCTCTAATTCAGCTGCTTCTTTGTTGGCTTTAGCTATTTCTATTTTAGCTTGAGCTTCTTGTTTTGCTTTTTCTAAATCAGCCTGAGCATTTTGTATTGTAACTTGTTTTTGAGCTTCCGCTGTAATTTCTGCTTTGTATTTATCTGCATCAGCTTGTTTTCTGACTTCTGCGTCTAATTGTTTTTCTCTTAAAGCTACTTCTTTTTCTTTCAATTCTGTTTCTTTTTCTGTTTTAGCAATTTCAGCAAGAACTGTATTTTCATTAATAAGTTTTTGTCTTTCTGCTTTTTGTATTTCATAAACGGTATCAGCTTCTGCTTTTTTCTTATCTTGTTCAATTTGATACTCATATTGTTTTAAAGCTAAATCTTTATTTTGTTTTGCTATCTCTGCTTCTGATGCTGCTTTGGCTTCGTTACCTTCTCTGGCGGCTTGAGCTTGTGCAACTTGAACATCTCTTTCTGCTTGTGCTTTAGCTATTTTAGCATCTTTTTGAATTTTCGATAAATTATCAATACCTAAGTCGTTAATGGCGTTGTTTTCATCTGTACAAGATTGTACATTTAAGTTTACTATTTCTAATCCTATTGCTTTAATGTCATCTCTAGCGTTTTCTTGAATTTTTGTTGAAAATAATTGTTTGTTATTTACTAAATCTTTGAGATTCATTTGACCGATTATTTCTCTCATATTTCCTTCAAGGACTTGTTGGACATTTCTAGCGATATATTCAGGGTTTTGATTTAAAAAATGTCTTGCAGCAACTTGTATCAAATCGTTGTCTTTAGGGATTCTAACATTTGCTACTGCATCTACATCTACGTTAATAAAATCAGATGTAGGAACTCTCGATGTTTTAACATCGATTTGAATTAATTCTAAAGTTAATTTGTCTACTCTTTCAAAGAATGGGACTCTTAATGTAGCTTTACCAATTATTACTCTTGGTTCTTTTTTAAGTCCTGATATTAAATATACCATGTCTGGTGGACACTTGACATAGCTTACAAAAATAAGACCAAATACCAAAAGTATAGCTACTCCGATAATGATTGCTAATATCATTTATCTTTACCTCCTAATAAATTTTTGTTTATATTAATGGCTCCCTCGGATAGACTCGAACTACCATACCGAGAATCAAAATCTCGTGTCCTACCATTAGACGACAAGGGAATATATGTATAAAATGTTTTGCTCATATTAAACTACACAGCTTTTACTTATTTAGCAGTCAACTGTACTGGGATTCGAACCCAGATCTTTTTATTACTGGTCCGGAATATTAGACTTGAACCACTCTTCATCGTCCCAAACGATGCGTGCAAACCTTTACACTTTATTCCGGAAATAAAATTTCACATATTATAATGTTCTTCTCTATGACAATTTGCACATAAAAGTTTACATTTGTTTACTTCTGCTAAATATTTATCGATTGTATATCGTCCAATCATAGATGGATCACCTAATTTATCATTTGTAGGATGATGCCACTCAAGTGCTGCCGCACATTTGTTATAACCACATTTATCACACCCTCTTTGTAACTTAATATTATTGAAATAGGTAGTAAATAATTTATAACGTTGTTTTTGTCTTTCTTTTCTATTTGTATTTATTGGCATACAATCATAACAAAATATCCTATTATTACCGCCACTACCTTTTTGTGATAAAGTGAAAGTTTTATTGCATACTTTACAAATCATTGCTTACCTCCTGTCAAAAAGTACATTGTTCAACTACGCTAAGCTCGAATTAATTAAAAAGTGTTTTTATTTTATATAATTTTTCTAAATGTGGTTCATATTTGTTTTCTTCACAATATTTTTTATAACATTTTTCATCACAAAAATGTTGGTTGTATTCATTTACGCAACCCCAAAAAATTATTTTTTTACAATTCTCACATGTATATGCTAACATTAATTTCTCCTTTATTTTTTAAATGCATCTAATAATCCAATTATACTATCAAGGTCATCGAAATGATCTTTATTCAACCATATTATGAATACACCATTTTTACTTGCTCTATGCACTTTTGTTCTAACTATTTCTTCAAACTTCTTTTTACTTACACAAGTTGGTTTTATATGTATTTGTAATGCCAACCCTTCGTATTCTCCTAAAAGTAATGCTGTTACTCCGACTTTTAGTTTTGTTCTATCATTTGGTTTGTATTGAATCTTTTTCTCTTGTAACCAATTATATAATTTTTGACTATATTCTTGTAATTCAGTAGGTTCTTGTGTTGTTACATATTGCCCTAATTCTGGATATTTTTCAAAATATGATGGTGATAATCTGTTTCTTCCTATCACCTGTGCTAATTCCGATTTGGTCACTAATCGTCCTTGTGCTTTTGCCCATTCGATTAATTTATCTCCATTTTGTACATATAATTCACCTGCTTTTTTTGCGTCATGTCTTAATTCTATCCCACATCGTTCTAACACACGTCTCACTGAGGTCGCATAAGTATGAAGGTTTTTAGCAATAGAAGTTAATGATTGACCATTATTATATGCTTCTATTATTGCATCTTTATTTAATTCCTTCATATCTTACCTCCTTATTATATTTTTTACATTTTCATATATCTTTCTATTATCTTCATTTAAATCACATAATCTTATATTATATAACGCTAATGCTTTTTCTCCTAATGCTTCTAGTGTCTCTTTAGATGGTTTTTCTTCTGCTATCAATACATCTAATAGTGTGTTTTTTCGTCCAAAAAATTCAGAATCTAATAAATCATACGCTATATCTAAAAATGGTTTTTGCAATTTTTCACTGAAAAAGTGAAACATATCTGCTATATAAGGTGAGCGTCCTTTTCTTAAATATGTACTTTCTCCGTATAGAACTCGTCTATAAGAAGTAATTTGCATATTCGGATAATTATATTTTTCTTTAAATTCTCTATATAAACTGGCTTTATTAAGAACTCTATATTCTGATAAATCTTTCATCATCTTTTCCTTTCTTGGGTATATATTAATATTATACTATATTTTTTGAATTAAGTCAATTGGTTTCTTGTCTATTTGGTTGTTTATTTTCCCATTTTGTAGCATCAATTCGTATGTCTCCACCATCTAACAAATACAATAATATAGATAACCAATATGCAGGTTTATCTGGATACCATTCTCCATAAAGAAGATTTAATTTACCAGCAAGAGCTATTTGTGCTACCGCTTCTATATCATTTGTAGAAACATCTTCAGAAAGAAGTAGTTGAAGTTTTTTCTTATCTTTAGATAATCTAAATCGAGGGAGTTCTCCTAATGGACTATCGACTATAATGATGTCCATATCATGAAACCCATAATAATTTTCTTTTAATTTTGGAACCATCCATTTAGGATTAATCTCAATGTCTTTAGTTCGTTTATCTACTAGCAAAGGAAATAAATATTTATTGCATATATTCATTGTTATATGTAATAATAAAATTACAATTATGATTGCAATTATTTGATAAAGTAAAAACGTAGCATTCATTTTTATTTATACCCCTTTTCGCTTAAATCTTTTCTCTGAGTCATTAAAAATTCTTTAACTCTTTCTGTCATATCAGTATCTTTTGTTTTGAAATGATGACTATCACTATGTCTTAAATGGTCTATGCATATTTCTTTACTTTGATATTGTGTATAACCAGCACGATATAATTCTGCATAAAATGCAATATTAGGTATATCAATTTTAGGATACAATGGACAAGTATCTTCATCTAAAATATTGTAGGCACAGTATCCACCCCAATCACCAGGATGAATATCTTTATATGAACAAATCGGTCTAGTACCAGCAGAATATTTAATTGCTCCTTCTGCTACCATAAATTTAAACATACACGCTGTTGGAACTATTTCTTTAGATAACTTATAAAGTTCATTTACTAATTCTGATCTAACATGATCATCTATTGGAAAATAAAAATACACCTTTTTGTCTGTTGGATAAGCTTTTTTGAATTCAGTTCTCAATTTATTTCTAGTTGAATACATAATTGTGCGTTCTGTGTATTTATGTTTATCACATATAAGTATTAATTTTTTACCTGTTATACTTTCTAATTTTTTAATAGCATTTTCAGTAGTTGACCCAGGTTTATCTTCTCCAATCACATATACAATTCTAGGTTCAGCGATGTCTTCGTATTTTACACCCAAACTTGTCAATCTACGAAAAATAGTAATATAATTATTAACAAATATATCTACAAATCTTTCTAAATATCCACCCCAGCAGACAGTACCAAAACAATATTTCATGACTATTCCCCTTTCATTTTTCTGATTTCATTTATCACATATTCAATTCCACCAAAATTATTGTCATCAATGTATTCATTACAAAATACTTTTCTAGGATTGGTACCAAACCAATCTTTCATATGAGGTAAATTATCATTTACTGCATTGAATTTTATACCATGATCTTCGCACCACATAAGTGCTCCTTCTAAAGCAAATCCTTCACGCATGGTTACCAAAATTAAATAAGCTCCATTTTTTTGTTCTTCTAATATATAATCTATAACTTCTTGGATAGGTTCTCCTATATTAGGATAAGGGGATACGATAGTAGCCAGTGTCCCATCAAAATCAACACCTATAATTTTATTTCTTTTCATCGGTTACCTCCGCTTTCTTTTTTCTACCACGCTTTGGTTTTCTTTTCATAAATAACATCTCTTTGTTATCAAAATAAATTTTATCATTACCATTATCTTTTTCATCGCCTTCAAATTGTGGTCTCATAAAAGATATATAAGCTGTACCGTATTTTTGTATACAAGGTATATTATGAGCTAATTTTTGGCAATCGTTTTTGAAACCTAAGTTTATGAAATCCACGTCATCTTTTTTGTCTTCTGGTAAATTATCCAAATCAACTTTCACATCAAAAGCATCTGCTACTTGAAAATCTTTTTTCTTTGTTCTATGTAAATAAACTGTTAAAATCATTTATTCTCCACCTTTCAATAAAAATTTATTTGATATGACTTTAAATGAATTAGTCATATCATTCATTCTAAATACTAATCCTTCTGCTATTTGATTCGGTGAAGCGTTTTCAAAATAATTTCTATATCTGAAGGTATCAGCATATTTTAATAAATTCTCCACAACAGTGTCTATATCTGTGTTTTCTTTAAAATCAAATTTATCAGCAGTAGCCACAATAGGTACTACTCTTAATCCGAAATCTCCGCATATATCCACCATTGTACCTATATCAATTTTTACATAACTATCATAAGTGCCTGTTTTACTAGTATATACATTGAATATGAACCATTCCTTTTCTTTTAATCCAAGTTTATTTCCTTGGATACCTGGTCCACATAATTCACCTTGAAATACTAAATACTCCCCTGTGTCTTTTAAGTGTTGATTTAATTTTTCACGCAAATCACCATATTTATTAACTGTTGTTGTATACATATTTTCATCTTTATACCATTGATTTCTACCACCAATTAAAAATGCGTCATTAAATAATCCGGCTGTACACGAAGTTCCGTCTAGTTTTATACTTGCATACCACCAATCTTGTTCACTTTCAATATATTTTGGTAAAACTTCTTCTGCACAAACTTGAATTCTTTCTTCATCAGTTTTCGGTACATACCATTCATGATGAATTATATTTCCAAGAGATCCATTTGAAACCGGTGGCTCATATTTTTCTACACCAAGTAATTCTGTTAAATCATATCCTATTACGTTATCTGGAACCGAAAAGTCTTTTTTAGCTAATAATTTTAATTCTTTATCAAATATCACAGGTAAACATTCTTCTTTTTCATATACACCTATTTGTTGCAATATTTCATAAATTTCGTTTAAAGATATCACCAGTCCTTGAGATATTTGGTTTCTAAATTTATGTGTTGAAATTTTATATTTATTCAGTTTTTGTGACCAAGAAGAACCTTTTAAAAATTCAAAAATTGGTATATCAGGAAGTAAACTATCAATTTCAAAATATATAACTAAATCTCCTACTTGATATTCCCCTTTTTTAGCAACACAATCCCAATTTAAAACTTGAACACATTCTATACGATCAGCTCCTTCTATTGGTTTAATTGCTTTTATTTTTTGAATACTCGCTAGTTTTCTGCTCATCTTTTTTTCCTCCTTTTTTATAATGATCACATCCTTGACATCCTCTTTTTTCTACTTCACAATGATCTCTATCATATTCTGTTCCAGTACATATTCTACACATAACTTATACCCCCATATCATATATTATTTAATACAGTATGACTAAGTTCTCCCACAAAAGTGTTGATTTTCCTTTGCATATATTCTGCGTCTTTTTTACTATTACAAATTAGCAATGGCATTTCTACTATATACATTTCTCTATCACATTCTTGAATCGTATCGTTTAATGCGTATTCTATTTTTTTATAACCTTCTCCTCGCAATGTCACCATAATTAATCCTCCTTTCTTGTTATTGGTGGTCCAAATCCCAATTGTGTTTTTGTACCAGATATGTTGGCTAGTCGTTCATAAACTTCGAGTTTAGCTTTAACTAAAGCTAATTCTTGTTTTAATTGTGCATTTTCCTTTTCTAGCTCAAACATTTTTCCCATAACAATATTTTCTATTTTTTCATACGGTTGTATTTCCCTGTTTACACGAGTAGCCATTAACTTTGTCCTCCTTTCAATAAATAATCTAATGTTATTGGTTTGTAATCATATAACATACATCCAACATTGTATCTATTTATTTCAGGACGACTATCTGGTTTATGTGTGTGACCATGTAAATGTATTGACCCATAATATTTACCATTCCAATCTTCTATTGGATAATGCGACAAAATCACAAATTTACCATCTATTTTTAACTCTTTGTAATATACCATTTCGGTCAAATATCTAGGATTAAATGCTGTTTTATTTATATATGTATCGTGATTACCGATAATTAAATGTTTACATCCATTGAGTCTTTCTAATATCTTATTGATTAAATCGCAAGTCATATATGAATTTTGAAACGCAAAATCTCCTAAAATATACACTTCGTCATTTGGTCTAACTACCTCATTCCAGTTTTGAATAATACCCTCTGTCATATCTTCTATTGTTTTCCAAGGTCTATCTTCATATTCAATAATATTTTTATGACCTAAATGTAAATCACTTGTGAAATAAATCATCTTTCTCTTACTGATAGCAGATGCTCAATAGCAGTTTTTATATCTTGCCTCGCTTCAGCTTTCCCTTCCTTTTCTATTTTATTTATAAATTCTTTCAACACATCAACATATTTTATTGTATCCGTGTTTTCATCTAATATATTACCTAACATTTTATATATTCTGCGTACACGTCTACGAGGAACAAAATTTTCTAATTGTTCTTTTTGCTCTGCTATTTTATTTTTCAAATTTTGTATCTCACTATTCATCATAATCCTCCTCTATTGGCGAAAAGTATTTACATCTAATATGCTTTGTGTCTTGTGAATCAACATCAAGTTCAGAAACTGTGTAAATTCTAGCATGAGGTTTGTTAAATTTAATATTACGTTCACAGTTTTTTCTATCACAATTTGTCGCACAATAACTTCTATCATACATACTCATAATCCTATCAAACCCTCTTTTTCTATATAATCTTTTACATCTTGAAGACTTTTTGCTATAATAAAATGTCCTCCTGCTTTTTTAATTCTAAGTCCCTGTGCTAATTGAATTGCACTGGCTTTTCCTCCTGGGTCTTTTACTTCTATACCAAAAAATAAACCACCCCAACAACATAATAAGTCTGGAATACCGGTCTCTTGATACAAATCTCCTCCATGAATTTTATAACATAATCCACCTAAGTTTGTTATGTATTCTTTGATTTCATTTTCAATCGCTTTTTCACGATGAGGTACATATTTACTCGCCATGTTTATACCACCCTTCTCGTAATCTAAGCATTATTTCATTTGCTGTTTTCACTATCACTGGAGCAGCAACACTTAAAAAATCACATTGTTCTTCTTCATTCATACAACGATCTTGCTGTCCTGTCTCCCATAAATAAATATGTGTTAATTCATGTCGCAATGCTTTTCCTAAAAGAAATCCATCGAGTTCTTTGTCTATATAAATCGTTTGTGTTATATACTCTGTTATTCCGTGTAATCTTGTTTCTTCTTCTGGTTGCCTACCTTCATAGAAAATATCATTCATTTCTTTTCTATCTCTGAAACATAAAGTCCAAATATTCTTTGAATTTGCAGGTGATTTAAATGTAAACATTATTTATCCTCCTTTTTGAACAACAATCGTTTTATTGTAGTCGCTAGTAAACATAATGCAAATGATTGTAATATAGTTAAATGGAAGGATAAATGAAATACCCAACACACAAGATTTACAACTATCCAAAGTGGCAAAGACCATACTATACTGAAAATGATTAAAATCAAAATAAATACTAACAATTTACCCATTTCTTATATCTCCTTCGTGGGTAATTATAACATACATATTCTAAAAGGACAATAGTTTTATTGTCCTCAATTAAAATTTATTTTAAATTTAAAAAGGCAGACTACCATCAACAGTCCAATCTACACCAGACCACGTAGGATTATAGTACGTATCAGGGATTTTTATAGCAGTCAATTCAAAATACAACATTCCGTATTCCTCTGGATCCACAATCTGAACTATTATCCCACGATTATCGCCTATTTCTATTTGGTCAGGTAATCTGTTACCGTATTCATCAAAACTAGGTACAATTGGTGATTTTTTTCCATACATCTTTAATCGTTTGCTAGCATTTACGATATTTTGCCTTACTTCTGGTGTCATTTTACAAGTAATTTCTTTTATATGAATTGGTGCTACTCCAAACATTAATTTACCTTTTGCTGCAGACAATGTTGTTAATATGTGGTCAGATAATAAATCTGGAGTATTTTTACAACACACCACATACTCATTTTTAAAATCTTCTGCACTGAGTTCCACTTTTGTTTCCTCCTCTCTACCCATCTTTCTCATCAAATCCTCATATGAAATAGGACCAGACATAGAGGTTTCTCCAAACGAAGCAATAGATGGATATGAAACAGCAGGATAATATATAGTTTTCGAGTCTCCATATGAACCTGTATAAGTAATAGAAGTTCCTGGGTGGGTTGTAGTTATAAAACGTCTTTGACTATCACCCAATGTGGTTGTTTCAATCGTATAAGGACTTAAATCTATTTCGGGATATGGTGGTATTATAGTAGAACCAAAAGGGGCATGATATATCTCTGGTTCTTCTTTCTTTTTCCTAGGCATATTACCCCTCCTTTTCTAACCAACCATTAAACATTTTATCATCAAAATCTTGACCGTCTTTTAACACTCTATAAATCGCTGGCTCAACCGAATTCATTATTTGAAGATAATAGTATACTGGTTGTTTTGTTTGTCCAATTCTATCAATACGACCTTTTGCTTGTTCAAAATCTATATGATTTTCTGGTGGTGAAAAAAATATAGCAATATTTGTTTTTATGAAATTATTTAATCCTGCTCCTCCCGCTACTATATTCACGATAGCAACACAATCATCTCGTGCTTCCCATTTTGTTAAATCTTTATTCGCTCCGTCATATATGCAATAACTACGTTTCATTTTTTTACATAATTCACTTATGATTACGGTTTCATTTATAAAATTAGTGAATATCACAATACGTCCTTCGTTACCATCTAAAAAATCTTCTAACCACTGTGTCTTTGGATTATCTTTTAAAAATTTATCTTGAATAAATCCACTACAACTTTCACGCATATAAATATGATGTAAGGTTGGTCTATTTGCGATTATTATATCTTCGTTGAGTAATTTGTCGTCCCCACTTTCTAACGCGCTTAAAAATGATTTCTCGTCCATTCTAGGCCATACTTTCTTCTCTTTGAAATATTTCATATCAGATGTCATTTTAAAAGACTGAGGTATTTCTATAGGACGGTCGTATTCACTCTCGTATTTTTTATAATATGTATATTTTGTTATTTCATTATCCATTGCTTCTGTTTGTCTATATCCTACAATTTCATTAAATGGAAAACGTGCTTTACCTGCTCTGACTAAATTCCAATTTTGAGCTTCTACACAATAATCCCTTTTGAAGTCTTTGGCTTTTATATTAAATAATTTACTACCTAATACTTTATATTGTGGGTATAAATCTATATATTTTTTATTTTGTGGAGTAGCACTGAGAACCAATACATAAGGTGTGTAACCTATTACTATTTTTTGGATATATTTACTTTGTTTAGAATCATATGTTTTCATTTTATGACCTTCGTCCACAATAAGAATTCCTATATCTTTACTTAATAATTCTGTTATAGTCTTAGAACTTTTTTCTCTCCACGCACTTTGAAAAGATGTAACAAACGTTTCTTTTATCTGTGGGACTTCTTCTTTCAAATCTTGTTTCCAATCATTAACTTTTGATACAGGACATATAACTACAACTGGTCCAGCAATATGCGAGTTATGCAATTGTTCAGCAACAGAAAGTGATGTAACCGTTTTACCAGTTCCTGTATCAAAACCTAAATACGCCCCATGTATTTCGAGGTCACAAATACGTCTAAATATATCATTAGCTGTCTTCTCCTGATAATCGTATAGCTTGGTCTTCATTTTGTCTCTCCTTTTCTGCTTTTTTTCTAGCATAATAATCTTTATAATATTTTTGTCTACGTTCTTTATTTTTTTCATAGTGTGCTTTATAGTATTCTTTTCGTTCTTCTTTATGCTCTTCGTAATATTTTTCATAAGTATTTGCGGACGCTTCTTTGTTTTCTTGATAATATAATTGATGACGTACTTTTATCTGATCTTTATTTTCTTTATAATACTTTTTAAAATACTCTTTACGTTTTTCTTTATTTTTTCTATAGTATTCTTTTTGATATGCAGTTCTGTCTCCCATATCCTACACCTCCTCTATTCTTACGCTAGCACTCACCAAGGTTGATTTAGTGAATTTTTTAGCTATTTCAGGTTCCTCCTCTTTTAATTTTTTACTATCAATAGATGTTCTAGTGCTTGGTGATACATATGTTAATTTTGCTCCTCCAACTACAACTGTGTGTGGTAAATCATTATGCTCTGAGTGTAATTGAATCAATCCTTTTTTAAAAGGTTCGTATAATTTATTAAATTCTTCTTCTGCTTTTTTCATTTTTTTATATTTTTTATAAAATTCGTCTGGTTCGCAATTCAACATTGATTGTACTACTTCTCTAAATTCTTCATCTTTCATCTTTTCTTTCCTCCCAATTTTTCTTTATTCTATTAAACACATTATTAGCAGTTAAATATCCCATAACACAATCTTCGTTTAAATCTAGTTCATATCTCTCCCACGGAGTGAAACCACCCATAATTTCTAATTTGTCTTGTTCTGCTCCATGAGTACCAAAACCTTCGATCACAGAAATCCATCTATGATCAGAATCAAATACTGGATAACATATTTGATAATGTTCCAAACCAGGGATCATACTTAACTCTTTATATCTTTCTTTTCCATAACCCCAACCTTCATTCCAACTAAATGGAATTTCTGCGTCTTCTAACATTTTCTTTAACTTGAATATTTCTTTATATTTTTTCGATTTCATTTCGGATCCCCTTCTATATTCAAAGAATAATCTCTAACATATCCCAATTTACCCACGTATTCTAAAAAATTATTAAATTCTTCTAGTGTCTGTGGTTTCATTCTATCTCGTAAATCTCCTTGCACAGAAATTGTAACACGTGTTTGAAAATTACCTTCGTTACTAAAAAAATCATACCCTGTTTGAACATTCACAAATACATCTGCATTTGCTTCACTTCCTGTTATTTTTGGAGCATCTTTTAAATATTTTTTCACATATTTTAATAATTGAGGTTTCTTAGCAACAACACCTGTTTCAACACTAAGACAAGCTGTTATATGTGTCCAATGACTCATTGTATAATTCCTCCTGTTTTATTTTATGAATCCCTGTATTCCTTTTTGTGTTCTTTCAAAAGCTCTTTCTCTATTAGCTTTATTTAATTCTAACTGTCTTCTCATTCTTTCTTCTTTAACTAAGTGTGCTATTGAGATTTTATCCTCTAATTTCATATTATAATTATAAGCATTTTCTACTTCTCTTTCACAGTCAGTATTCAATACCCACGGAGTTGCATTATAAATATATTTTTCTACACTATAAGCTAATCTAGCTTTGTCTACTTCTTCATAATCAAAGTAATATATAACAGTTTGCATTAAGGTCACTAAACTTCCAGGTATTTTCTTTTCGTCTATTTTCTCTAATAATGGTTTGATATATTCTAATCTAGGGATTGCTGCCCTGTATTGGTCTTCTGTTAATTGAAGTATACCCTCTTTGATGTCTCTGTGTTTAGATTTTGAAACTCTATACACTGCTGTTGATATAATATCTAAGTTACCGTTTGCGTACTTTTCCATAAGTGCAAGTAATCTTTGATAATTCTCGTTTCCTTGCTCAGCATAAGATTTAATAAAGTCTGGTAGTTTCCAGTTAACCATATTCATATTCATATATACGCATTCTCTTGTACCTGCTCCTGGAGCTATTATATATTCCACAGGCATTTTTAATCTTTGAAGTGCGGTCAATCTTCCTTGACCATCGATTACTTCCATACTTTCATTTACAACTATTGGATTGTGTATCCAACCTATTTTTTGAATACTATCTACTATTTTTGATATTCTGCTTTCGGGTATATCTCTATTACCTGTTAATCTTTTGAATAAACTATAATCTCTTGTAGTATATACATTGTATGCTACACTTTCTCCTCTTTCTTCCATAAATTTCAATCCTCCTATTATTTTTTAATTATTTTACGATGAAGTGGTTTTCTATACCCATCTCATGATTAAGTTGTATCTCATACTCTTTTAATAATTTTCTTTTTTTGAGTATGTTTTGTCTTTTTTGTACTTCTTTTTCAGCTTCCTCTAATGTTTTAAAGCAACTTTTATTTATAGTATGGTCAAAATAAGAGTGCCCATGGTCATCTTTGTACACACAATGAGTCGGATAAGAATCAACTCTTATGATTCTCACTTCGTCTATACCATCTCGACCTACTCTAAATAATTTGTCTCCAACATGAAGTTTAGGCTCTATAGTTTCTTTGGGTTCCAATCTTTTTCCACCTCCTTGTTCAAAATAATATCTATGTCTCATCCTTTGCACCTCCTTCTTCGTCAGTATTATCAAGAGAAGGGTTATAACCATGGTCCACCAACCAATCAAAACTTTTATTAAATTGTTTCATTGGTATTTTGTTATCCTTATTCAAAAACAAATTACAAATAGCTTTATGCACACCTGCCCAGAATATTTCTTCATCTTCTGGTATAGCAATGCCATATTTTTTGCAATATGCCTTTATTTTTTTCTCATCACCGCTTATAAAAGCTTCATTTCTATCTTTAATAAATTTATCCATCATATTTCCTCCTTATAAACATTATACACAACTTTTAGTCAAAAGTCAATAGTATATCATAAATTTTAAGAAAAAATCGTATATATTAATATCGGAAGATAAAATAATAAAAAAGTTATAATCGTATAATTTATATTGTCTTTTGTCAAATCTTTTTTAATCATATAAATTAATTTTAATAATACTGTAATACTAATCATTGCTATTATATAAATTTTTAAATATATCATATTAAGACACCTTTCTTTTTCTTGGTTTCTTTTCGGGTTTGATTCCAAGAAAATCATTTATTCTTTTCTGAGCTTCTGACACATACCATTCATAATCAATATTATCTAACTCACCTATTTTTTTACCTCTTATATCAGTATTCATAATCAAAACGTGTTCTGGTGTACCTTCAACTTTATCCAGAGTACCTATATCTTTGTCTCGTTTATGTTTGAATAATCCGCCCAAAGATTTATCCACACTTGGGAATATCCTGTTCACTTTTTGTACTATCTCATCACCATCATCTTTTTTCCAAGTTGGGGTATCATACATATTCCCTAGCTTCTTGATCATTTGATAATCTGTTGCTAAATTTTCAGGATTACAGATTGTAGTTCTAACATCTATTCCATTTAAAAAATATTCGACAACTGCTTTTGCTAGAATAGCCAATGTATCTTGTTCATTACCTTCATCAAATTTTGTTACATATGCACCCTTAACTTTTATTTTTCCTTCGCTATCTTTGAATACATAATTGTTAACATCTTTTTCATATAAGTTATCAGCTACAGTCTTTTCTAAACTAAATCTCCAATCTTTTTCCCAATCTTTACACACTCTGTCAATTGTATCTTCTGCGTCATCAGTTAATAGTTCTAACGCGATACCATCTGTATTAGATTGAATAAGTTTAAAATATTCATGTGTAGGTCTAAACTCTGACTTTCCTTTTTCTAATGCCCAAGCAGGTTTTGGTCTTCTGTCAGCATTATGAAGTCTAAATATCAAATCAGTCAAAGCAAGTTGTCCTAACATACACATTTTTGTATTATATTCTGGGTCATAAAGTTTTTTGAATTTATCTTTCATACATCCACTTGTAGTGTTCAATATAAGTTTATATCTTGCGGCTTGATCTTTTAGTGATTTCTTTTCTTCTTTGGTCAAACCACTATCGTGCATTTTCTTTTTAATATCCATACGAACTTGAACCATATTCCCAAATGCAATACAACCATTTTTATCGACTTTTCTCGAAAGTAAGTCCCATTTAGTTAATATATTAGGGTATAGAGAAGATACATCTACCCATATAATTTTCTTTCCGTCCTCTGGTCTACATATATAATTTTTGATTCCTCCGTGGACTCCACCTAAAGCAAATGTGTGAAGCACCCCTAATATATCTAAATCCATACTCAATTTTGTTTTATCACATCTTTTTGTGTCCCAATTATGTTTTTCTAATTCTTTTAATGCCTCCAAAAAGAAATTAAATATGGTTTTTATTTCTGGTACATCCCAGTCACAAGGTAAATCGCTTAATTGAAAATTTTTTCTAGCTCTAGTATTTACACCTTTATTTTGAGAAAGTAGTATAGCCTCTGTTAATTTTGCATTTGTTTTACATATATAACTTGTAGGTAATTCAAATTCTTTCACTAGTAACATTTTGGTTCTAAAACTATTTTTTCTCTGTTTAAATCTTTCTAATGTACCATATAAATCAGCTCGGTTATATTTTGCTACATCTTCTTTTTCTATATCTGTCAATGGTCTATCTATATCAAACGGAACAACACTTTCTACTATATCCATTCCTGTGAAGCCCTCTAGTTGCTTTAACGAAAAAAAGGCACCGTCTCCGGCTACATCATACATAAGAAGTTCCGATTGATAATAATCTCCAATATTGAATTTATTTAATATTCCGAAAACAGGTGTATCTGTGTCTTGTGCTTTAATTATAGCATTACTCAATTCAAACGCCTTCTCAGGGGTTGCAATTTTATTCGTCATCATACCATGTGCTAAAATCTTGTCATAATGGTCAGAATTAAATCCTACCCAAATTTCATCTAAATGTTCACGTATGAATTTTTTAATCTCATCTACATCCCATATTTGATGAATTTCATTTGTTTCGGTATCTAATACTCCCAATAAACTATCGTGTTTGAATATTTCATAATCTGCTATAAACATTTATAATTCCTCCATTTACTGTATATTAATAACCACTCATATGAATATGATGTCCTTTTTTTATTTTATATTTAGCTCTATGTTTTTTTGCTTCAAAATCAAAATCTTCTTCGTAATCATCTTTGATAGCATTTAAAAAATTAATGGTTACAAATAAATATCCATTTTCTAAAAGCTCTTGTAAGCTCCAAGTTAATCCATTTTTATATTCATCTTCCTTTTCTAATAAATAGCTAAAATCTGCCACGCTTCCAGGTTTATATTTTCTTCGTAACATCCACTCATTTGTATTTTTTATATATTGCTCCAATGCTTCTATGATAGGTTCTAATTCTTTTATTTCAAAATTATGAAAGCAACCGTCTTCATCAATTTCACAACCTTGTCTTTTTAGTTCATTTATCAATACTTCTGGACATTCGTTGTTACCTAAACATTGATAATTATTTACATAAATCCTATAACTCATATCATTCTCCTTATTTAATATCCCAAAAATTCAATATTGTCTTATCATCTAATATGTTTTGTAAATATTTCATTAATATTTTCTCGTCTCCACTCATCAGTGTCCTCACTCCACCGAATTGATTACATATTTGTACTATGGAAGTTTCGTACATATCTTGATAACGTTCTACACTACCAACTTGGTGACGTTTCAAATTATACTTATTGTTTATTTTATCACATAATACATCTATTTTATTCATATGTGCTCTCCTCTAAACCAAAGATTTTTTGAATCTTTTTCTTCTTTTTTTCATATGCTTTTTGAGCTTGTGCATTTGTTTTGTATTTATCACTTGCATATTCTTCTATAGCATGCATCGCAGTTTCGTATATACCTTGAACTATATCTATTTTTTGGTCTAAATATTCTGGTTCATCCACATAACATTCTAATACATTTCCTAATTCATATATCATTTCTGTGGCCAATGTGTCCATAGCAAGTAACATATTATTTTTTAATTTTTTATTAAATTCGTTGCACATACGAGTGACTTCATATTCATATTCTTTTAAACATTTATCTTCTGTCATTTTAATTGCACGTTGGATTCCCTCTTTATACATGTCTGGTGTCATATTTTCATAATATTTTTTAATAATATAATCTTCATTTGCTTTTTGTATCTTTTTCCAAGTACTACTCATAATTATTATACATCCTTTCCAAATATTGTAGGGTCATCTAATTGTTTTTTGATAAATTCAGTCATCGCAAGTATTACATCTTCTCTTTGTGAATTTGAAACGTATAACATTTTATGGTCATGATTTTCATCACCATTAAATTCGTAAGCCAATAATGCAAATCCCATATCTTTAGGTAATTTTTCCTTTATATCTTTTGCGATTTGTTGTAGCACATCACTCGCTTCTTGTTCTCTTTTTGTCATTTGCTATCACCTCCGTTTCTTCGATGTCTTCTTCGTGTAATTTATATAATACATATGCAATTTGTTTTATTATATCACTAGCACTTTGATACCAATTTTTATTTTCTTCAGTGTCTTCCACAACATTTTTGAATTCTACAGTTTCTTCCGTAGAACCCTTTGTTTTAGTGATATAAATTTCTATACATTTTTTAGTTTCTGTTTCACCCATATCTATATCCCCTTGTTTATTTTTATATATCTTCCTGTTTTATCATCTTTAGGTCTTTTACTACTTTCTTCTCTGTGCCAACAACCACAAGACCTATATTTGCTATATGGATATATAAATTGATCCTTTCGTAATAATACTATATTACCACAGTCACATTTACACTCCCACACACTTCTACTTTTACCATTTTTTCTATATTCCATATGACTAAATCTCAAAACAGTTAAACGATGATATTTCCTTCCTGTTATATCAATTAATTTTTGCATAACATATCTCTATTATATTATGATATTTTCCAAAAAGACATTGCTTCTTTAAGCATACGTCTCCAAGTTAAAAAACTCTTGAATTTAATATCATCATCTTTTTGGAAACCATTAGATTCCCAACTGTTTTGAAGTGTTTTTTCTGTAATATTAAGGGTAGTTTCTAAATTTAATAAAATTTGTTGATTATCTTTTAACACATCTTTTATTTCATCAGTCTTAATTAATACATCTAATACATTTTCCAACTTTTCTGTCGGTATATCGCAACCACACTCTCTTAATATTTTAACAAAATAATCTTGATCTGACAATGGGCTCAATGTATTCTGTATTGTAACAGGTTTTATCACTGTGTGAGCGATATTAGGGTTATTTTCAGCTTTCACTTGATAATAATTTTCTATTACAGGTATAATCTTTGGTATTTCTGGTACTTCTATAACTACTTCTTTTTTACTTCGATTGTGTCTTTTGTGTAGGCAATCAATTCTTTTTTGCTCATATTCAGATAATTTTAAATAAGGTATATATTCTTTTCCTCTCGCTTTCATATTATCTTGTCTTTTTCTACATGTTGCACATACTCCTTTTGAAGTAATTTTAACATCTGTTTTACCACAATCTGGGCAAGTTCCAATTTCTAATTGTTTCATCTTCCTATTCTCCTTTTTTATTTCTATTTCTCTTAATACTTCGGGCTTAATGTATTGAGTGATTGGTTTGAATTTATCTTTTACTTGTAATACAGTTATTCCCACTTTTGTGCTTTTATCATAAATCACTTCAATGTTCCCGTCTGTTATATATGCTACGTCTTTTGATTGCCTTGTTGTATAACAGCAGTGTCTATACAATGCACAATCAAAAATTAAGTCATCTTTAGTGTACCATCTAACCGAACTTCTCATTATGTTTTTTGTATTATACACACTTATATCGGTGTCTAATATTTCACCCGATTGTCTTCTTTCTTCTAATCTTTGTCTTGCGTGGTCTGATAGTTTTATTTCGCTTGGTAATCTTCTCATAAATATTTCCTCCTTTGAAAAGAAAATGGGGGTGATGTGATACAGACAATACTTTCACCCCACATCTTAAGGATTCCCGCGTCCTTATATTTATTATACAACAATATTAACAATTAGTCAATAGGTTTGTTGTCTTTTTTTATATAAAAAATTTACGCTCGTGTTTTCAATAAAGTCGAGCGTAATTTTAGTCAGTTTACATAACGCTAAATCCCTTGAGTCTACTGTAATTGCGGGTTTAAGTAAGACAAGAAATATTTTGTCTAAATTTTAAAAAAATCTATTGAAAAAAAGTAAATTTTATTATATATTATTTACGCAAGAAAAAAAATTAGGAGATATAAATAAAAATGAAAAATTATACAGATTCTGAATTCTTTGATTCACCATTTAGAGGGGTAACAAGTGTATTAAATGCGATATTTGGAAACAAATTTGAAAACTCAGGGATACCAGAACATATATTAAAAGCCGCCGCAGAACGCGGTACAGCTGTTCATAAATATATTGAAAACTGGCTTAACTGGTACAAAGTACCTTTCAAAAAAGCGGATGAAAAAGAGCCTCATTTAGGTTTAGAATATGCTGTATATGAAACAGTTTGGAAAGAATGGATAGATGAGCGAATTGATTGGGATATAAAACCTTTATATACAGAACATAAAATAATAAATAAAAAACTCGGGGTAAAAGGTATTATAGATTGCATTGCTATGGTTAACGGTAAATATTGTATGATAGACTGGAAGACAAGTAGTAATTTAGATGAATGGTCAACCGAATGTCAACTTCAATTATATTATATGATGTTATTAAAAGGTAGTAAAGAAGAGCGAGAAATCGCAAAGAAAATAGATGAATTGAGATGTTTAAGTTTAACTAGAACTGGTTATCGTTGGTTCAAATTTTCTATAGATAAAAAATTAGGTAATGCTTTATTAGAATTATGGAATAAACATTTTAGAGAAATAGCAGAAGCAGAAAAAGCAAAAGAGAAAAAAGTCGCAACAGGAGGAATAGTCAGAAAGCCGGTGGTACTATGAAAATAAAAAATATAAATTTAGAATGGTATGTACTTCGTTGGGATTCTAATTCCAAAAAGGTAATTAATTATAACATATTAGAATGGAGAAAAGAAGACATTGCTAAAGAAGTTAGAAGCGGACGCGTATATAATAAAAGTATACTAAGAGAATATTTAAAAACGACTTTTATATATGACTATTGGAGCAAAACAGAATGTGAGTTTTTTGTTTCTGATTTACACGGAGATGACTATGAAAAGATTGATATATGGAGACAAATAGAACCAAATTTAAACAATATAGTTGAATATATTAATATAAAAATGGATTTAAAATTTGAATAGAAGAGGTATGTGTATGAGCGATAGAATATTCACTAAAGGTGATTGTATGGATTGGCTAGATACAATTCCTGACAAAAGTGTAGACTTATGGATATTAGACCCACCCTACAATGTGTTAACAGGTAATATGAAAAATAAAAATGGAGCGGCTGTGTTTCATTCACGATATACAGCAAAAGTTTCCCCAAGCGAAAGTGATTTAGAAAAAGGAATAGTAACTCCTAGATTTGAAATCGCTATACCTTGGGAAGAGCAACAAAAATTAGAAGATTATAGAAAAACTTGTTATAAATGGTATTGTAAAGCTCATGCTAAACTTGTGGATGATTCATTTATGTTCATATTTTGGAGTATGAAATATTTATATTTAGCTTATCAGATTTTTGATGTCAATAGAGTTGTGTTTTGGCAACAACCTAATATGGTGAGTAGTATATCTGGAGATTTTTGTTATGATATAACACCTATTATAGTAATACGTAAAGGTAACGCCAGATTAAATAAAGAAGCGGGTCTATGGGATAAAAGTAGCATACTCAAATTCACTAAACCTCAAGGTAATTACAAAAAGGATAAATTGTGTCATCCTTCTCAAAAACCACGAGAATTACTAGAACACTTGGTGTGGCTAAGCGACAAAGATCACGAAGGTTATGTCATTGGAGATTTTTTTGCTGGATCAGGAAGTTTACTTCGTGCAGTGAACAACGCTGACGTAATTTTATGTGACAAAAATGATGAGTATTATGATAAATTTTTTGATACATACGTAACAGATGAGCGTGTATATAAATGTGAAAAAACATATTTAAAGAAATAATTAGTAGGTAGAGTAGAAAGGTAGGAAATAGAATGTTAAAGATTACAAAACTTGATTTTGAATTAGGAAAAAATACAGAAAAAATCCCCAATGGACTTTGGTATGTGGTTGCAGATTATGTAAAAAGAGGGGAGGATTCTTATGATAGGGCGAAAAGACGATTTGCTGTCACCACTATTGTATCTGAATTAAATGAGATACGAGAGCGTGATGACGTAGAAGAAACTGACTTTCGTCTTATTTTGATGGCTGAAATAAATCAAATGTATAGTAAATATAAAACGTTACCTATATTTGAGCAAGATATAATAAAATACATCGTGGAAATATTCAAAATATTAACAGACGGAGGTGTTTTATAGTGAGTAAAACAATTGAATTCACATTCTGCGAGTTGCCAGAAACACCCCGCGAATTTGATATAGATAAATTCAAGACTGGAGACCCAACTCAAAAAAAGTTATACAGTGATAGTAAAGCCCCTAGACGTAAAAAATTATTAACTTATGAAGATTTGAAAATAGACGAAGGTGACGGACCCAATTACGCTAGAATTGTTCCTGATGGTTGTGTATTTATAGATTATGATGACACTAGAGAAGCAGCCGAAATGTATGATATTATAATAAGAAGTAAATTAAAGTGTTTAGTTTTAGAAACAGTAAAAGGTTATCATTTTTTATTTAGAAAACCTGATTTTTATAAGAAAGAAATGACTAGAGCTACTAACTGGTTTGGTTATAAATTTGATACCAAAGGTCCTGGAGCAGTTCAGATTATAAAAGTATGTGGTATGGAACGTGATGAAAGAGCTAGTTGGAGACCAGATGAATTGATTGCTCCTAAAGCAATAGATGTTGAAGAATTAGACATTCTCCCTTATTGGCTCTGGGGAAAACTAAAAGACAGTGAATTGCATAAAGGCGGAAAAACTGGAGACAGGACAAAAGAAGACGCGGTGACATATACGCTTACTGATAATCCGTTCACACAATTGATGGTTTTATCCGAAGGATCACGTCATAATCATATTGTCGAACGTTGTAGTTATTTTGGATTAAGTAATGGATTTGAAATTAAAGAATTTAAAGATTTAATACAAGCTATACATGACCAATATTTAGTAAAAATCGGACCTTCAATGAGTGATAGTGATTTATTTGGGGATTTACCTAAACGTTGGGAAGATTATGAAGGAATGTTATCTTCTGAGGGTTGGATGTATGACGAAAAAGAGAGACATTGGAAAAAAGCTAAAACTAAAAAAGAAGAAAAAATAGATGAACGTAGAGCAGCCGAATGGTTGTATAAACAATATGAATTTTATGGAAGTGATAAAGCTGTAGATGGTGTTTTCAAAAAATTATTTTATAAAGATATAGACGGACCTTATGATTATAAAACAGATCTCACTGTACCAAGACAATCTCTCAAAGAATATAGTGAACAGAATTTTAAAGAAACATTTTTCAAAGAAGTGGAGGTGCAGTTAATGCAAATGTGTGCAGCTGATAACAGGCGAATTAAACGTAGTGATACTTATGTTTTGGCTAAAAATAAAGTGCTATCTTGTATTATGGACGAAGTATACGATTTCTCTTGGCTTGGTACTAAACCTCCTACTGATGTCGTGCTTCCTTGGAACTGGTATTCAAGAGAGTGGGTCAAAGAACACGAAGATGATTTAGGTGGACAAATTAATTGGTTTATATCTCAATTATCAAGAAACGCCAGAGGAATCCCTCAACCTATTGTTCAAGAGTGGTTGTGGGTTGTTGCTGGAGCATCAATGGTACCAGCCAATGATTTACACAAAATAATAATACTTTCCGGTGGAGGACAAAACGGAAAGTCTTTATATACCTCTCTAATCCGACTATGTCTTGGAGAGGAAATGTTCAATGAAAGTAAAATCTTTGATTCTAATCCTCAGGAAAAATTCTGGGGAGAAGATTTGGATAAAGGTATCTTATGTGTTGTAGATGATTTGGTAAGAACTTATAATAGAGAAGCGTTTACAGCATTGAAGGGTGCGCTTACTGGTACAGATAGTGTGTGGATAAACGAAAAATTCAAACCTAAAAAAAGATTAGATGTACTGCCTCAAATAATTGCTTGTACCAACTTTGATTTTGAATTATATGATAAATCAGAAGGTATGAAACGTAGAGTAAAAGTATTACCTACAGAATACCACGTAGATGATAAAGACAAAGATAGTGTGCTACAATTCAAATTAGTATTGAATGTAAAAACACGAGAAGAAGTGGCTGAATATAGAATGAAAGAGGATAGTTTTGCTGATAAAGGCACAAGAGTTATGGATATGTACACTCGTGAAAGTGGTGTATTAAAAAGTTTAGAAAATGGTCCATTAGCCTGGTTCGCAAATAAAGCTAGATATAAATATATTGATTATTTAATGAAGACGCTTGTGTTAGAAGACACAGAAGAAATGAAAGACCGTATGGAAGGCACTTTCTCAGGTGGTTTTGACGCAGAAATTGTAGAATTCTTAGAGTGGTATATAACTGAACGTAAAGATAGTATTTGGACTAAAGAATTATATATGGAATATCAAGATTGGCACAATGAAATGGCAACAGGTGATATGATGATGAAAGAAAAAGCCTTTAGTATGAAACTTGGTAAAGCCATTGGTGAAATGAACGATAAAGGTTATAAAGTAGCAATGAAAAAAGCAAGAAACGATAAAGGTATGACATTAAATAAAGTATTCATTGGAGATGATGTAGAGGGCGAGAAATAATAGCTCGCCTAATTTTAAAAATCATAAGTGAACAGGAGGAGAGTTTTATGCCTAGCAGTAAAAAGAAAAAAGATGATGAAGAAATAGATATGGGTAAAGTACTCGAAGGATTTCTTAGAGGAGATAGATACACAGATGACGAAAGATATAAAAAGAGTGTCGAAAATATTTACAAAAAACTAAAACCTATCTGGACACAAGAGTGTAAAGACGCTATTTGGCTATTACAAGACGAATATGTTCATACAGTTGCTGAGATTTTATATATGGATGACCAAATGGGAGGTAATTTAGACCCCACTTCACTTCCCGAAGATAAACAAAATTTATTAGGTTGGAAGCAAGTTCAATCTACAATAGAAAAATATCGAGCTCAAGACTACAGTTTAGTTGACGAAGAGAGTATTAAAGCGATATTAAGTAGTATTATAAAAGATAAAAACGCACGTGATACAGATAGATTAAAAGCAATCGAGATGTATACCACTATGTATTCAAGTAGTAATATCGAAGGTATCACATTTATCAATGATTTGTATAGAGGTGATTACACATTAAAGAAAAAAGATGAGGAGGAAGATAAATGAGATATCTGAGTTTATTTTCAGGAATTGGAGCTTTTGAAAAAGCCTTAGATAGAGTTGGTATAAAATATGAATTAGTAGGATTTAGTGAAATAGATAAATATGCTATAAAATCTTACTGTGCTGTTCACGGAGTGGATGAAAGTTTAAATTTAGGAGATGTTTCAAAAATAGATTTGGACGAACTCAAAAAGCTTGGAGAAATAGATTTGATCACGCACGGTTCACCTTGTCAGGATTTTAGTATTGCTGGTAGATTAGCTGGAGGAGATAAAGGTAGTGGCACAAGAAGTAGTCTTATGTGGTGTACAGTTGATATAGTTGAAGCGGTACGTCCTAAATATGTAATTTGGGAAAATGTAAAAAACTTATTAAGTGCTAAAAACAGACATAATTTTGATGGTTATATTCAAGTAATGGAAGATTTGGGGTATAATTCTTATTATCAAGTTTTAAATGCAAAAGACTATGGTATTCCTCAAAATAGGGAGCGTGTGTTCACTGTATCCATCAGAAAAGATATTGATATTATTGGATTTAATTTTCCAGAAAAACAAGAATTAAAGTTAAGACTTAAAGATATGCTAGAAAAAGACGTTGACGAGAAATACTATTTAGATGATGAAAAAATAGAAAAAATAAAATCTAGTACTTTTGCACAAGAAAGACTTAGAATTCAAGAAAAGGATTATTGTGATACAATACTTGCAAGAGACTGGAAAGACCCTAAATGCGTACAAATAGGCAAGCTAGATATAAAAGGACATGACTGCGTTAAGCGTGTATATTCTGGGGAGGGAATTAGTCCCACTCTTACAGATATGCAAGGTGGTAATCGTCAACCTAAAGTAGCAGTAGCAATGCGTGGAAGATATAATGAATTTGGAGAAGTTGAACAGCAATTAGAAATAAGCTCAAGGGAAATAGCTAATTCAATAACTACTGTGCAAAAAGATAGTATGGTAGGAGATAAATTAAGAATCAGAAAATTGACCCCTTTGGAATGCTGGAGACTCATGGGATTTGACGATGAAGATTTTTATAAAGCACAAAGTGTTCCTACTTCGAATACGCAATTATATAAGCAGGCAGGAAATTCTATCGTTGTAAATGTTTTAGAGGCTATATTCAGGAGGTTATATGAAAAATAAATTAAGTGACATAGTGTTGCCTAACTACTGGGACTTACTTGAAGACGGTATCGGTGACCAATTAGAGCGAAGTCGAAAACTGTTTTTAAGAGGTGGGCGTTTCAGTGGGAAGAGCTATTGGGCCGCCCACCATATTATTTTGACTTTAATGGAGCTCGCTGTTGTTCACAAAGAGGGTGATCCGTGGGCGTGTTGCTTGGCATTAAGAAAATATTCAAATACACTTAAGACATCTGTATACGCTGAAATTGCTAATGCTATAATTAATTTAGGTGTTGAAGATAAGTGGCAAATGCTTGTAAACCCTATGGAAATAAGACTTAAAGGGACTAAAACAGTTATAAAATTCGCTAACTTGAACACAGCCGAAGATTACGGAAAAGTTAAATCTATCAAGTGGCCAGGCGGTTACTGTCGAATGATATGGTTTGAAGAAGCTGACCAATTCTTAAGTAAGCATGACGTAGACCAAGTATTACTATCATTATATAGACGGACGGAGATATATTTGAAACTATATTTACTTATAATACACCATTTAGCCCTTCACATTGGTTAAACATTGGTTGGAATAACACACGTGAGATGATAACTGAAAGCGATGGGTCTGAGAAGATGGTACGTGAAAAGGTATATTTTAAGCATGTAAATTTATATGATATACCAAGAGGAATTGTACCAGAGCAAGTTTATGATATGGCTGAAGCTATGCGAGAAGAGAATGAGCAAGAGTGGAAGCATGTTATTATGGGAGAGGTCGGTGACCCGGCTACTATGGTATTCCCACTACTTAGACCTGTTAGAGTTGGAGATATAGACACGAAGGAATTTGGTAATGGTCCTGAGTGTTGGCGTTGGCTTGTTGGTATGGACTATGGTTATAGACCTGACCCTACTGTATGTGTAGTTGTAGGTTATAATAGAGTTAAAAAGATATTATTTATAACTGATGAAGTCAGAGGTGTGGGTTGGTCAGAAGATGGTATTTATATGAACGTCAAGGAAATGCTTTCAAGAGGTGGCGGACTATTTGACAGAAGTGTGAATATATCGTCGTTAATAAACTCTGAAATTGATAACAGAATTATAGATGGCTTGAGGAGTAAGGGACTGAACATCTACCCGGTCAAGAAAGTCTCTGGATCGAGAGATATATCATATCAATTTTTAACTGGTGGTTATGGAGACGTACGAGAAATCTGGATTGATAGTGAAAGGTGTCCTGGCTGTTGGGCTGAATTCGTTGGTGCTGAGTTTTTGCGTAGAGATATTGGTGGAAAAGAAATAATAATACAGGAATGGCCTAGTGTTAATGACCACAGTATTGACGCAACTCGCTATGCTACAATTGATTTATGGTCTGGAAGAGCAGTCACTGGAAGCAAAAGGACGCTTTTATAGTTATCTAAATTATTTGATTTTTCTATTGACTATTATTGTTCATGATGTTATAATAAGTTTCAATAGGAGAATTGATAATATGGAAAAAAGAACTAAAGCGGGTAAGAAACGTCATGATTTAGGAAAAAAGATTTATTATGAAAAGAAAAAACATGAAAAGGAATTGAATGAATTATATAATGGTGCGACACTCGGATACCCCGGTGTGAGAATAAGTGATTATTGGCGAAAGAAAATTGAAGCAGGTGAAACACAAATACTCGTAGTCAATAATAAAATGATACCATTTAGGAAAAAACCATCAAATGGCTACTGGTACAATAACAGTTGGAAAGGCACTACTGTATATCTTCATAGAGAGAAACTAAAATTAGAATTAGATTTAACAGAAGAACAGATGGAAGGATTAGATGTGCATCATAAAGACCGTAATAAAGATAACAATGATATTGAAAATTTACAATTAATGTCAAGAGAAAAACATAATCAGTTACACGGAGTACTTAATCGAGATGAAAGTAGTAAACGTCATGTATGTAAAAGGTGCGGTAGAACTTATTATGCAAGCGTAAGTAGTAGTTTATTTTATTGTAACAGATGTAGTGGTTGATTTGTGGTCTGGTAGAGCTGTTACTGGTTCGAAGAGGACGTTATTATAAATATTGACAAATATAAAATATTATGCTACAATATAGATGTATGTAAGATCTGGGAATTTATATACACTTATATTGGAGCCAACATTTGCTTGGTTCTTTTTTTATTATTAAAAATTAATGGAGGTGAGTTTATGGGCGGTTATCATTGGGAGCAAATAGTAATGATGTTATTAGATAGGATAGAAAATATGAAGGTACACGAAGACGAAATGAATCATATGATAGATGAGCTAAGAGCTGAGAACGTAAGACTTAATCAAGTATTGAGAGAATACGATGAAGGGGCGAAATAAATATGATTGGTGATATGCTGAACAATAATAAGAGGCGTGATGTGAAGACCCGCCCTGACCAAGTGATGTTTTACGGAAAAAAATATAGGCAAGATAAGAAGACTGGTTATTATGTGTGTACGACGGGAAAGAAGAGGCAGAGACTACACGTAGCTATGTGGGAAGAGCACTGGCGGGCGTGAGGTTCCCGCTGGGTGCGTTATTCATCATTTAGACTGGAATAAGACACATAATGAGGTGAGTAATTTAATATGTGTAACCACAGAAGAACACGAGATGATACATAATAAAATTGGTGGTGAAGCGGGTAAGAAGTTCGGATATGAACTGGTTGAAAGTAGAGTTGACGGACTACCCGGTGGTGTGATATAATAATATGGTAACGCATATGGTTTACTAAATTGCAGTTTAGTAAGCAACAAAAAGGACTAGGAGGACAACTACCTCCCGGTCCTTTCATTTTCTACGTGATTGTTGATAACTGTCGAACTCGTGAATATTTATATCTGGAAAGACTGAATGGAAACGCTCGTATGTGTCATAAGACGTATCGTTGGGGTCTATGTTATTCTCTTGTAACCAAATAAGTGGGTGCTTTTTATGTATAGTACCGTCGGCGGTGATAATGCTCCCGCCCGTTGGGTTTTCTGGAGTTGAGATTGGAGTGAACGGTGCTGGGGTAATTTGCGTAGACGCTGGGGCTGTGAATGACTTCATAAGCCTGTACTCGATTTCGTTTGATAATGAGTGGCAATGAGTACGGGCTTCTTCTTGTAATTTAGTAATTAGCTCTGGTGCAATAGTAATATTTATTCTTTTTTTAGCCATAATAATTTGCTCCTTTCTATTGTTTATAAATTTTTTTATATAGTGAGTATATCATACTCGGTAGTGGTTGTCAATGGGTAATAGTGTGATGAAAAAAATGGGGTAGTGAGTATAAGTGTGCATTAAAATTGAGTGTGAGATTATGTGTAATAATGTGATAAGTGATAGTGTTGCTCTGCAAAATGGACATAAATGAGTATAACTTTTTATATTTCTCAACATAGCAAAGCAACAGAGGAAAGTATTGAAACACGTGCGATTGCGCGTATTTGTTGCTCTGCTGTTTATAAATTTACATTTATTATATATTTTTTTATAAAAATTTAACTTCTTATACCAACAAAAATATATAAGTAATAATAGATTTATCAACAGCAGGTCAACAGAAATGAGGTAATGTAGTTATAGCAAGGGTTACAGCCGTTGACCTGCTGTTGACCTGTTCGTTCGCCCCTTGTTTGCCGAAAAATTTGTTTGTCGAACTCAAAATTAGTCATAAGTAAGGTTTGTATCAGTTGATTTGCTTTTTTTATAAACAATAAAAGCAGAGCAACAGCCCCGAAAAGCAAAGCAACGGAAGACTAAAAATTAGTCCTCAACATTTAAAGTGAACAGGGCTGGGGTAATATAAAAAATATATATAAAAATTTTATAAAAATAAAAAATCTGTCGAAAGTGAACAGATTGTTTATAAATTTTTGGGGGCTAATTTCTAGCCCCCCTATTTGAATTTATCTCAAACCAAAGTGTATAATTTTATCTATGCCATATATTTCTGGCTCACCGATTACTTGGTCAACATGCATTATCATAAAGATGACATATTTTTCAGTTAACTCCTTTTCGTAAGCCTCCATTTCGGCTCTTGTTTTGAATATTTTGTTAATTACTAACTCTTGCATATTAATCACTCCTTTTTTAATTAAATTTTTTTAGCATCCATCTAAAAAGTGAACAAGCGTGGGGTAATATAAAAAATACACACACGAATTTTACAAACACATTATCGAACATTTGTTTATGGGCAGCAGCTCGGGGTCTGTGGTATACCCACCATGGAACAAATGTTTTGGGCATAGCCCCAAAAAGAAGAAAGCTCTAGGCTTTCTTCTCTTTTCTGCTGATAAATTTTCTGTAGTTTTCGTGTGCTTTGTAGCCTGGTATTACACCTTGTTGACTAACTGCTAACCATTCAGCTGCTCTTAATGGCTCAATGTAGTGGCTCTGTGCGTCTTTGATTGTAGTCTTTAATACATTGGCTACTGCTGTGGTAGATAGTCTACCTCTCTCAATTACCTTTTGTACAATTTTGAATTCTTTCTGTGTTAAACCTGTATCTGGGTCAACACCCATCCTGGTATCTAAAATCTTGTTCACTTCGTCTGCGTCTATTACTAAAACTTTATCTGTCTTTGCACCTGCTATGACAGATTTGGCATAGCTCAATGCTGTTCTTGGTACACCTTTAGCTGCTTTAATAATATTTAAAATAGATTTGTTTTTAATTTCAGGATATCTTAAGTGAACAATTTTCTGCAATTCCTCTTCAGTGTATTCTTGTAACTCTACAAATCTGCACCTGTTAATAAATGCTTCTGGTAAAGGGCTAAGAATATTCGTGGCAAAGATAAATCTTACTTTAGGTAATTCCAAATCCATACATAGCTCTTTGTCATAGAATGTCCCTTTATCTATAATCTTATATAATCCCTCTAGTATCTTTCCTTGTAAGCTGTGTATCTCATCAAAGAATAATATATCTCCGTCTTCAGCCTCTTTGATGGGTTTTAATATGGTGTTAATTCTGTCCCCTCTTAATTGTGTTGTGTCAATTGTGATAGCTCCAAGACTTTCTGCAAACATTGTCTTACCATAACCACTGCTACCATATATTAGTAAAGGTTGTGTTTCATGTAAGTACCAGTCTGTGATGGCAAGTTTTGCTCTGTCTTGTCCTACAATTCCTTCAAACATAGTAATCACTCCTTCCTATTTTAATTATACTATATTTTATAAACAATGTCAACTACTCATCTATATTAAATGTTATATCAAAGTAATCTATTTCAGTTTTCTTGTTCACTTCTTCCCTGCTGGCTGCTGCTACTTCCTCTTCGTCTTCCTCATTCGCTTCTGCATATTCTTCGTGTTCTTTATCGTCGTCCATTCTAATCGTCATGAATTTCATTACAATATCATCTACACGTAAAAGTCTTTCTAATTCAACTACATTCTCTGGTGTGCCTTGCCATCTGATTAAGACATAGTAGCCTGATTTATGTTTCTTGATTTCATATGCTAACTTCTTTTCTCCCATATCGTCAACATTAAAGTCTTTGAAATCTCCTGAATATTTTTTCAATAAGTCTTTATACTTCTTAACTTTATATTTAAGTTTTGTATATTTTGGGTCAAATATAATTACACTTTCATATTTATTTTTCATGATAACTCCTTTCTAACCTGTTCACTATATAGATGGGATAACTCTTATGCCAATACAATTCCAATCTGATGTAGTGTGGTTGTTTTTATTTTTTCTAAAATTGAATATTGCTTGCCAGTCTTCTCCATCACTTGCTGTCCACTCTGTCTTTTTATATTGTGTTATACTTAAGATGTGTGCATTAAAGTTTTTGATTAATACACTTCTTTGTTGTGTTGGTTTTGGTAGTCTTTCTGTTTCATCTTCAAATCTTATTACATAATAGTATTCCTCATCTTGCATTACAATTAAATGTCTTGAAACTAAGTCATTCCACATTGCTTGTGAGAAGCTAAAGATTGTTCTTAATGTTTCTTTAGTATCTAGGTCAATTGCTTTTGCTTCTGCTAGTCCTCTCCAGCCCCTGTTTTTGTTAATTATTAAATGATTATAATTATTCATAACATTCACCTCCTAACTTATTCCATATATTAGGTCAAAGGCGTCAACCTCAACCCCTATTCTTTTCTCTTCTGTTGGCTCTTCTTTCTTCTTGCGTTGGTCTCTTATTGGTTTCTTCATTGATAGTGCAAGTGCTGCAAGTTTTTTAGCTGCTTCGCTGTTCACTTCTATGTCCCATTCTTCCTGATATGCTGGATGTGTGTAACCAAACTCCTCTAGGATATTTGTGATTTCTGTTTTTGCTGTACCGATGATTACATTTGCTTTTGTGTCCATATTCTCAATTGAAACTGTAGCTCCATAGCCACTTGGTTTGATTAGTCTATACATAATACCCACCCCCTTTCTTATATATCAATTTCAAGTATTTGAATATTTGGGTTTATTTCTTTTGCTTTTGCTAACCAGTGTCCGTTTTGCCCTACTAAAATTGTTCTTCTTAATTTCTTTAATGTATCTATTGACCAACTTATGCAACCGCCACCGTCTGTTACTCCAATAGGTGTGTAACCCATTTTCTCTGCTAGGTAGCATAACTCAATTGTTCTGTCACCGTCATCGCTGTACCCACTGTATGCTCTAACTCTCATAAAGTCTTTGAATTTACCTTTGAAGTATCCGTCACTATGCTCTGTTTTATATGGTTTAATTGATGAATTTTCACCAGCAAACCATTCACAAGGACAATTCATAGCCTGTGGAATTGATTTAGATATTATTTCTTTGAATGTGTCCATTTCTCCTGACATTGAGCCTGAAGCGTCAAAGATTAAGTATAGTTCAATTCTACCTGGTGTTTTACCTTTGAAGATACAACCATCACTTGTTTGTAGCATACTTGGTAGCCTGTATGTTCTTTCTCTTTTTGTTGTTGCTAGTCCATTTAACTTTTGTGTTAATCTACCTATTCTGATTTTCTTTCTTTTAAGTTTATTGATTTCATTTTCTATGTGGTCTGCTTCTTCTTCCTCGATAAACTCTGTGCTGTCGATGTCTTTTAATTTGTCCCAGTCTGTTTTGTCGTGTTCACTTTCCGCTTCGGGTCTGACTTCGTCTTCTTTCATTTCTGGCTCATCGTCTTCTGGTTTGTCTTCTCTCTTTTCTTTTGGGATAGATTTGCCACCCTCGCCGTGTACTTTCTTTTTAGTTGTCTTTGATTTGCTGTCATCTTCGTCTTTTTCTTCTGTTTCTTTTGCTTCAGCATCAGCAGGCTGTTCACTTTTACCATCGCCGTCTGGTTTATCTTCGCCCTTTTTATGTTTTGCATACTCATCTAACATTTCCTCTAGTGTGTTTGTTTTGAATGTGTATTGTAAAGAGTTTCTGTTTCTAAATTGTGCCATATTATTTAGTGCTGTTTCTACTAACTCTGGAAACATTTTAGCTAGACTGTCGTGGACTAGTATGTCCATTATAATGTTCACTTCGTCTTTGGTTACTTGGAACTCATCGATAGTGGCTTTTTCATCTAGCTCTTTTAAGTATTTGAAAAATCTGTTATGATGTTTTAATTCCATATGGTATCTTTCATGCCATAGTATCCATTTAAGCATTCCATCATTGTAGTCTGGTAGTATCATTGCAAGATTATCTGGTGTATTTACAAATAGTCTTCTGCCGTCTGTGAATGCTACCGCCTTGCCTATGTCGTGGAATAATGCTTTCTCATAAAGAATAGCTGTTTCAATTTCATCGTGGTTTGCACCTGTTAAGAATGGATTAGCCATATTACTCGCCCCCTTTCACTATACTTTTGATTTCTTCTTCACTTAAGATGTTACTGAATTCGTTTAGTAAGTCCTCCTCTTCTTCTATGTAATCACCAGCCCATAATACTCTACCATTTTCCTTGAATGCCTCGTATGTCTCTCTACAAGCTTTCAATGCTTTGGCTGGGTCTACTGATTTAACTTTCTTCTGTATGTCAAATAGTTTAGTTGTTAATGCACTGCCTATTTTACTTGAAATCCATAAGCCGTCCATATTGTATTCTAATACTTGTAGTATACCGTCAATGTCTCTAGGTGGTATGTCTTCATCTAGTAGTACGTCGATGTATTTGGCTACTTGTGGTATGTTTTTATATTTCGCTTTTAAGTAGTCCTTTGTGTCTTTCTTATTTGATTTCAATTCAAAGATGTGAAATCTGTTGTGTAGTGGTGTTGGTATATCATTTAAGTACACTGTACCGTCTTCACCTGTTGATAAGTTACCCGCACCAACTATTTGTGCATACTTTAAAGAGTGTCCGCACCAGTTTCTTTCCTCTGGGTTTGGGTGACATATGCTGTAACAAGCATTTAATACTTCTGGTAGTGCTTGGTTCATCTCATCAAAGAATAGTATATATCCTTTGCCCTCTGTTTCAAATAGTGGTTTTAATCTTTCGTCTAATAGTCTTGTAAAGTATTCGACTGCTTTCTCTGATTGTGTTGCGTGTGGAATACCACCCATAGCCTCTGGCATTTCTGTTGCTAGTGAAAATGGAATGACTTTCAAGCCCTCTTCATCTCCGTATTCTTTCACAATGGCTGATTTACCTATACCAGATTTGCCATATGTGAATATATTCATTCTGTTGCCACCGTCCTTAAGTAGTTTTTTGTATTGACTAGGTGTAATTGTTTCCACTTGTCTCATTTTGTCCGCAATTAATAATTCCATAAAATTCTCCTTTCTTGTGTATGGCTAAGATTAAGCACTCGGCTTGTCCATACACTGTTCACTTTTAATTATACCATAGTTTTAATTAAAAGTCAATATCGTATCATTATATATCTGTTTACATCAAATAGCTGTCTATTACTTGCTTTTGTACCGCAATGCTTTCTTGATTAAATGCTTTCTTTAGGTCTTGTACTATACTGTCAATGGTTTCTTTATTTGTGAATAATAACTCTATACGTAGGGTTTTCTCTATTGTGAATGTGCCGTCTTGATGTTTATATATACCACTTGCCTCGAATATTGTAGCTCCGTCCGTATAGTGTAATAAAATGTTATTACAAATTTTGTATGCCTCTATGGTGCTGATTAGTTGTTGTTTTTTGTCTTTATCATTTAAGCCTACATATAGTGTATATTTTTCCATAAGCTCACCCCCTTTCTATATTATTTCAAATTTATGTATTTCATCGCTGTCGTTTTCGGCTGTATCTGTAAAGATTAATTGTGTGCTGTTGTATGTGATGTCTTTAATATTTGGTTTTGTCTTGATGTCCTCGTATACTGTTTTTAATTGTCTTTTTGCTTCTGTCTTGTCATCGTATGGAATATTCTGTGCTAATATTAGCTCGTTGTTTTTTACTATTGTATAAATGATTTGTGTCATATAATCACCCCCTTTCTATATTAATTTGTGCTGTTTAATGTATATTCTAATGTTGCGAATTCTTCACTTGTTAGTCCGATGATGTCAGCATATCCATATGTGTATACTTCATGTACTGTCACATTGTCTTCTTGTAGTACAATTGTATGTGTATCAATACTTAGGCTGTTGTATATATCTGTAATGTTGTGTTTTACTAGTAAGTTGTAGATTTTGTTAATTAAATTCATTCTCATATTAATCACCTCCTATTTATAAATTTCTTTTATTAATTCTTGCATTCTGTTGTATTTTTGTACATTTTCTGGGATAGACATATCTGCCCCTCTTAATTCATTTTGCAATTCATCTAGCTCTTTGATTAATTCCTCCATATAATCACCTCCTTTCTTGGTATACTCTTCGCACCCCCTCCTATTTAAAACATTCGGGAGCGTTTCTACTTTAGTGAATGTAAACCCCTTGCTCATTTAGCTGTTTTTCAATTTGTTGCATTTTGATGTTATAGTTATTTAATTTTTGTAGGTCTTTACTACTTGGTCGCTCGCTTGTATTTATCATAAAAGTTTTGAATGATATTCTTCTGTATTGATTGAATAATTTATTGCTCTTCATATTCTTCACCCCCCTCTTTAAATTCCTCGTATGCTTCTTTTATTGTGTTGTTTGGTATATATTCAATATTGAAATATTCTTGGTAATCTTCATATCTCATTTTAATCAACTCCTTTCTTTTTTGGGGGGGCTTTTTAGGGTCGCCCCCTTATTTTTTATTCGCTACTTTGCTGGCTACTCTTCTTATATCCCTGTCGTTGCTGTCTTCTAAGGTGTCTAGTATGCTATCGACCTTGCTGTCAATGTCATCATCTATACAGTCAACATCTACTCTAATGTATTTAGTTTCTTGTTTTTCGTAACCTTTTGATTTTGCATATTCTTCAAGCTCTTGTTGTACTTCTTTTGAATATGATTTTCTAGTACATTCAACAAGTTGAATTTTTGCATAATTTTCAAATGTTATTTTTGCACCATTTTTTATTGCTTCTTTATCTTTCTCTAAACTTGCGTTTAGTTTCTTCAAAAGTTTGTACTTTAGTGCAAATAGTTTTGCATTAATTGTTTTCATTTTAATCAACTCCTTTCCATTTCTTTTTTATTCATTTTTGGATAACCATATTGTTGTAAAAATTCGTTTATATGTCTTGCTGTTGTTGCTGAATAATAACCATAAACTTCAACTTTTTCCTTGCCATCTTCTGTTGCAATTTTATCTGTAATTTTTGCAACTATTGTTGTGTAGCTCATTAGTAAAATATTGCCTTCGTCATCTCTGTATACATTTGCTTTTTTGTAAAAACTTTTTGCTCTGTCAAATTTTGGTTTTAACTCATACAATAAAATCATTTTAATCAACTCCTTTCAATTTCTTTAAAATTTCATTTATTCTTTTTATGTCATTAATTCTTGTGTTTAATAATTCTTGTATTAATTGCTCATATTTCATTTTAATCAACTCCTTTTTTTAACTTGTTTATTTGTGCATTTATTTTTTGCCACCTTTTAAAGTCGCTTGTGTGATTAGCTTTGTATATTAAGTCATTGATTTTGTTTTCAATTTCTTTTTTCATTTTTACCACCTCTTTTTTTTGTGTTTATATTTATAATATAAATATAAACAGTCTTTTTTATTTTATTATACCAAATTTTATAAACATTTACAACAATTTTTTAGCTAACTTTTTACGTACTAAAAACCTGCAAAGCCTTGCCTAGTATATCTTTGCGAGCAGGCAAATGTACTGGCGACTCACAAAACATATATCAACATCACAACATTATGTAAACTAAATTGGGATCTCCCCCGACTGTTGTCGGAGGAAAAGACAACGAAGTTGTACTCCACTTGTAATTAAAAATAAAAAATACTATAATGTGAACAAAAGGAGGTAAATCCTGATGATAAAAATATCAAAAAACATTAAAGATGAGTATGATTCAGGTCATATTCAAGATTTGTTCAGCGAAGTAGATGCCGTGTTAAATAAACGTGCAGAAATTCAAGATAGATATTTACGTGGTATTACTTCTACTGATAGTGCAACCGGTGACAAAGTCCAAGTTTTCTTTGAAAAATTTATAACAGACTTGGCCGCAGGTTACTTAAGTGGAGAAATAGTATATAGTGCTGAAATTGTAGACCAATCAGAAGAGCCAGCATACCGTCTTCTTCATCCATCACATACAGAGCCATTAGACCCAGACACAGCTGCACAATTGAAGTTTATAATCACAACTTTGTCATCAAAAAATGATGATTCAAAAGTATTGAAGCAATTATTCCACGATGCAGTCCTTTACGGTTGTGCATATGAAAGACAATTAGACTTAGCTCCTACACAAGCAGATTCTATTGATGGTACTACTCCTCAATCTTCAGAGCCAAATTATACATATTATCCACTCAGTGCTCTTAATACAGTTGCGTTATTCCCTACAGATATCAGTGATATAAATCAGCAAAACGCAGTAGCCTTAATTACACGTTACACCTTATCAGCACGTAACTCAGAAGACAATCAAGAGCACACTTTGTACTATTGTATTGAATGTAACCCATACACATCTAATTATTCAACATCTATATATGATAAGACTACAGGTGAAGATAGTACAAATAAATATAAAGAAGTGGTAACACTAAAAGAAGAGAAACCATCATCACATAGGATACCTACGTTCTCAGTGTTTGAGCCAGACCCATGCGTAAGTATAATAGATCCAATAATCCCACTGGTTACTTCTTACGAGCAGATTATGAATAATTTAAATAATATGTATCAATATAATGACACAGATGCTAAACTAAAAATCAGTGGCTATCGTCCTGAGAACCCACTAACAATACCTAATCCAGCGTTTGACCCAGAGAAACCCGTTTCCGCGTCAAATCCAGATAAAATTATAAACCCAGCTCGTGAAATTGAAGATGAGCATTTACAGAACTCACGCACTTTCTTCGTTCAAGAGGGAGGAGATGTCAGTTGGCTATTAAAAGAAATACACGCAGAGGATGCGACAAAATATTTAAAATACTACGTTGACAGTATTTTTCAGGTCAGTGGTATACCTAATACATCTGACGCAGCCTTTAACTCAGGAGATATGAATGCGAGCGCTATCGATAGAAAATTTTACACTATGGCACTAATGCTAGACGACATAAGACAGGGCATCGTGGTGCTAATAAAACATAGATGGGCTAACTTCTTCCAGAGAATCAACCTTATATCTAATACATACTATAATATTGACGACATATCTATTAGTATAAACACTAACTTACCAAGCATGACTGATGAAACAATAAATCAACAACTAGCTCTAAATGGCATCATCTCACAAAAGACCTTGTTATCTAATCTTGGCTACGACTACGCAACCGAGAAGAAAAACAAAGAAGAAGAAACAGACATACTATATGAAACTGTGTCTCCTGATACACCATTTGTATCACCTAATGATGTTGACAAGGCACAAGAAAAGACTACGACAGTGTCTACAACAGAGTCACAGACTAATAATCAGATAGAAAACAAAACTAAAAAACCAAATCCGGTACCAGATCGTACTAATAATATACCAGCTCTAAAATCAAGAGAGGGTAGACCTAACATTTGATATTATGGGGACCCCCAGTCCCCTGATATAAATTAAAAATTTAATATTAATAGGAGGATGAACTACATGGATGAAAACAATCAAACAAACACAGTCACAGATGTGACAAACAATGCAGATCAAAACCAAGGACAAATCACAAATCAAATATCAAAACCTACACAATCAGACACACAAAACTTAGACGTACTACTACAAGACCCTAAACTACAAGCTGAATTTGACAAAAAATTAGAAAAAGCGATAAATACAGCCTTGACTAAAAAAGAACAAGAGTACTCTAAAAGAGAAAGCGCTCTACAAGCCACTATTTCAACAGAAAAAGAAAAAATGAGAGCTAACATCTTAGAAGAAATAGAACAAAAAAAGAAAGAAGCCGAAGAAATGGCCAAAATGTCAATGGAAGAAAGATATAAAAAACAAATAGACAACCAAGAATTGAAGATTGCTGAGTACGAAAAAGAGCTATCTCTAATCAGAAGACGTGATAAAATCAGTGCTTTGGTTGCAGAAAAAGGTTATGACCCAAGACTTTTGTCACTTCTAAGAGCAGAAGACGTATCGACAGACGAAGAGATTGAAGACTACGTAGACAAGAGAAATCAAATCTTCTTAGAGGCTACAAATGCTAGAGTACAAACACTTTTAAAAGACCATCCAGACGTATTATTAGGAGACAAAAAGAAAAAATCAGCTGAACCAGAGTTTAACTTTAACTTCACAAGTAAAAAATAAAAAGAGGTAAAAATAAATGGAAGATATAAAAATTAAATGTCAAGATTGCGGTGAGAGCTTCACATTTACAGCTAATGAACAACGCTTTTATGAAGAAAAAAATTTGATTCCACCAAAAAGATGTCGCTTTTGTAGACAAAAAAGAAAAAATGTATTTGAAAGGAGAAATAGTAATGGCAAGTAGAAGAAAAAGTACTAAAAAAACAGAGACACAAGCAGTTGCAGTTAATGAAGCAGTAGAGCAACCTGTTGGACCAGACTTAGGTCCTGATCCAGAAATAGAAATTTCAACTAATATAGTGCCAACACCAGCTGAAGTGGAAGAAATGAAAGAAATAGAAGAAAAAACTGTAACTAAAAAACAAAAAACTAAACAAAAATTTAACACTGGTGATATAGTGTTTGTGGCAAAAAAAGCCGAAGCAGATTTAAATGGCTTTAAATTATTTCCACAATATAAAAAATATGCATACACTGTAGAAGCCTACGATCAAATTTCAGGCGTTTACACTTTAAGAAGGTTAAATTTATCATTACGTCTTCCAGAGGGTCTTATTTTGGCTCCTGAAGAGCGTGCGCACGACCCATTAAACAGAAGACAATTTTAAAAATCTAAAAAAGGAGGTAAACTTATGAATGAATTTATCAGCATAGAAATATTAGGGACAATGGCAGGTTGTTCACTTATTATTACATTATTAACACAAGTATTCAAAAAATATTTACCTGAAAAAATAGACACTAAGTGGTTAGCACTCGTATTTTCTATTATAATTGGTGTATTACGTATATTTTATATAGGTCAATATGATTTCAGTGGTATAGTATCGGGTGTTCTTAATATATTTGTATTATTGGCTGCTTCTATCGGTATATATGAAATTGGACATTCGACTGGTAAAGATTTAAAAACTAGGATAAGTAATGCAATTGACGGGAAGGAGGGTAAATAATGGCTAAACGTGGTATAGATATATCCTCACACAATGGTAATATTGATCTTGGTGCTTTGAAAAACCAAATTGATTTCGTAATAATCCGTGTTGGATATGGCACTAAGGGTACTCTTGATAATAAATTTAAGAGAAATGCTGATTTATGTGAAGAATTAGGAATTCCTTATGGCTTTTATTGGTATTCATACGCACTAAATGCGGATGGAGCTGTGACTGAGGCTAACTATTTTCTTTCTGCAATTGCGCCATATCATCCTACTTATGGCTGTTGGTTTGATATGGAAGACGCAGATGGGTACAAAAAGAAAAATGGTATGCCTTTTGACTCTGTTTTGCAAGATATGTGTTATGAATTTTGCAAAAAAGTTGAAGAAGCTGGTTATTATTCTGGTATGTATGCATCAGCTTCTTGGTTCAATAATCAATTATCAGGAGAAAAATTAAAAAGATTTGACAAATGGGTAGCTCAATGGCCAACCAGAGGAGGAAAACAAAGAGGTTTAGATGTGAATCCAGATGAAAAATCAGGTATAAGCATGTGGCAATTTACTTCAGAAGGACGTTTTTCAGGACATAGTGGTAAATTAGATACAAATTATGCTTATCACGACTTTATAAATCCTAGTGAAAAAGATTCTCAACCAACTCCTACTCCAGAACCAATACCTACTGCTCCAGAAGGTAGTGTACTAGAATTAGCAGTTCGTACAATGAAACACGAATTTGGTGATGGACAAGATAGAGTAAATAATTTAGGTGAAAGATATACAGAAGTACAAAAATTTATAAATCATATATTTACCGCTTCTGTTGATACTTTGGCTCAAGAAGTTATCGATGGTAAATATGGTGATGGAGAAACTCGCAAAATTTTATTAGACATTAGATATGATGAAGTTAGGACTAAAGTAAACGATATGTTATCTCCAAAGCAACCAGTTATTTCAAAAGGAACTAGAATTAAATTTACTGGTACAAAATCATATTCAGGAATTCATTTAGCAAGTTGGGTACATAATGGAATTTTCAACGTTATTGAAATTTCGGGAGACCGAGTTGTTATAGGTAAAGGCACAGCTGTAACGGCTGCTGTTAATATAAGGGACTGTCAAAAAGTATAGTCTAAAAGGCGGTTACCCCGCCTTTATTTTTTATATAGTCAGACCATTGGAGGTAAATATGAAAATAAAGTGGCAATGGTTTTTAGGAGGACGTGTTATGTATTGGATTACAATTATACTTTTTATAATGCTCATTTTTTCACATATTATAACTTATATGATAGACCCAACGACAAAACTATATATGACAATACAAGATACGGATAGTACTTCTATTAAAAATATATCAGAACAATACATAAAAAGTTTGGGGATAACTATAAATAAGCCTATACGTTATAGATTTGTGAAGTATCGACATGAAAATCACTTTAAATCACCTAATTCTAGTCCTGAAACCGTTTTACTGGGTACATTTCATGAATGGAATAACACGTACTATATAGATATCTCTGTGAACTTATACCATATGAGTATGATATATGATACAGTTATACATGAAACTAGACATATGATAGTTCAAGAATTAAAAAATGAAAAAATTATAGATTTGAGTGAATATTCAGAAGAAATTGCTCAAGAAAATGATCAAATATATAACGAATTGTTTAATTGTAGTGTAAAATTATTAAAAAAGGAGCAGAAAAATGGGAAATGAGTTGGTAAAAGATAAAAGTGTAAGGGTTTTACTAGACCGTAGAGCAGAAATATTGGAACAAATTAATAAATTACAAGCAGAATACTCTGCAATAGAAGATTTAATTAGACGTGATTATAAACATAGACAAGAAAAGGATAGTAGATAATATTTCTTGGTGGTAGTGGAGTAATCGCTTCTGGCTCTAAGAAAACAGAGAATATGTGAAAAATTATTTGTACTCCACTTGATATGAGACAAGAAATATATTATACTGTTCATAGGTAGAAATCATATATCTATATGATTAGACAGACTGGTTGATTTCCGACTGGTCTGTCTTTTTAAATAATAAAAAAGGAGGCTGACAAAATGGCAACTATACCTGATATGACATTTGATATGATAGTGGAAAAAACTAAAAAGATGTTGGGTAAAAATTATCGTGAACCAGAAACAGTGAAAACAACTGATGAAGAATCAGATAATGTTACTACAACAAATGAAGGTGAGGAAAAACCTGCAACAACAGATATACAGGATATTTGTACTATGGTTATTCGTGAAGCAGCTGAATGGACAAATAGATTTACAGAGGCGCAATTAGTAGAAGTTATGAATGATTGTTGGCCTGTTATTGTAAAATGTTCTTGTGTTGCGTATTTAAACCGAGGAGCTGAAGGTTTGAATTCCCAATCAGAACTTGGTCAACAAAATGTATATAATGATTGGGTGAAGCTAATGCATCAACAAATTACAAACAGAAGATACGTGATTTAGGAGGGATCATTATGGAAAGACTGATACAAAAATATGCAAGATGGTTTGATATAGCAATGATGATAATCATATTACTACAATTAATGGATGCGGTGCTTATTACATTAACAAAATGTATTCATTGCGAAGCAGTGGTGTCAGTAGTTTTGTCTGTCATAAATTTAATGCTGTTATCGAATAGTTTGCATTGTAATCGAGCTCAATTGTTCATTGAATGGAAAGTGAACGCAAAAATATTACGCTATACTATCGGACTGTTTATAATTTTTCATCTTGTTGTGTGTGTAATGCATGGTTTTAATATGATAGAATTAGGTAGCCACTTAATGAATTTGCTTACAGTAGAAACTGTACTAACGTATAGAATCAACAGTATTGAGGAATTAGAAGATCTTGCTGATAAATACGTCAAAGAAAAAAGAGGAGGTAACTAGAATGCCGGGTGTGGATATAACAAATCTAATAACCGTAATAGTGGCCTTATTTGGTGGTGGTGTTGTGGGTGTTGTTATAAAAGCACTTACTGAAAAGAAAAAATTAAACGCCGAAGCAAATAATACTAATATAAAAAGTTTATTAGAAATTGATCAAAGAATGAACGAAAGAATGGCTAAATTAGAAGAACGTGTAGCAAATTTAGAGCAAGAAAATTACAAGTTAAAATCAGATAAGTTAAATTTAGAAAAAGAGACACATAAGCTGAAAATGACCATAGATACATTACAAGAAGAAAATAAAAAATTACAAGAAGAAAATCTTTCTTTGCAAGAAGAAATAAATACATTAAAAAATAATATGTAAAAGGAGGTATAAACATGTCAAAAATAAATGAAGATGTGTATAAAAACAAACGTGCACTACCAAATAAAATACTCAATGAAGATGGGAGTGTGACAGATTTACTTGGCAATTCAGTTGTTCCAACTGATGAGGCATATAAGAAAATACCTGCGTTACCTAATAAAGTTTTAAATCCAGATGGAACATATTCTACTTTAAGTGAAATAATTGGTGGTTCTGCTGGTAAGGATTTATTTGTAATAGTTGATGAGTTGCCAGAAGAGGGAGAACCTAATAAAATTTATTTAGTACCAGATGGTGAAGGCGGATTTAACGAATATCATTACATAGATGGTAAATGGGATCCAGTTGGTGCTATAGATATGGGAGTAGGTCAACAAGTGTATTATTGGGATGGTAAAACAGATCAAACAGGGTTAGATTTTTGGAATAATGTTATGCAAATAAATAATACAACAGATGTATTAGTTATTGTTATAGGAAGATCTATGTCTAATATAAACCATCTTGGGTTGATAAAAGTACCGAAAAATAGTATTAGAACAAATAAACAGACAGACTATTATAATTATATTGTATATGACCGTATGGATGCATTTGCAAAAAATAATTCTGAGTATAATATATATAGCGCTTATATACAATTTACAATTGAAAACGATATTATCACACAGATATCAGCACCTGGCGCAAGGGCATTGAAGATACCTTTTTTGGCTACGGATGTAGATTATTCTACACCTTATGAACCATTGTATCCTGGTTCACCTGCGACTAAAAAATATGTAGACGATAGTATTGCGAGTGCGATTACAGATGCAATGGGGGGTGAATATTAATGACACTTAATCAATTGTTCACAAATATAGCAGATGCGATAAGAAATAAAAAAGGGACTAGTGGAAAAATAATAGCTGAAAATTTTCCGACTGAAATATCTGACATCACGACTGGTAATTTAACAGATGAAGAATATAATGAAGCTATGGAAGATGTAACAGAAATATTAGAAGGCTCAGATATAGTAAATATTTATCCGCCAGATTGGAGTGAAATAGGATATGAAGACACACCACAAGATATAATAGAAGGATTTAATTATGCCAAAGAAATACGAAACAATTGGGATAGTAGTGTGACAAATTTACACAACAAGTTTTACCAGGACGAAAACTTAAAATATATGCCGTTAGTTGATACAAGCAACGTGACTAATATGAGTAGTATGTTTCAATATTCTGATCTTATATTAATGCCATTATTAAATACAAGTAATGTTACCAATATGCAGAGTATGTTTTACGGTTGTGCATCCTTATTTTTTATACCATTATTAGACACAAGCAATGTTACGCGTATGAGTAATATGTTTTCAAGTTGTAAATTGTTATCCTCTATACCTCAATTCAACACCAGTAAAGTAACGGATATGGCATATGTATTTGGGTATTGTGGTTCATTAACAACAATACCATTATTAGATACAAGTACTACAGTAAATATGCAAGGAATGTTTTATGGATGCTCAGCTTTGGTGACCGTGCCTGTGCTAGATACATCAAGTGTTACTACTATGACTTATATGTTTGATGGCTGTAAATTATTATCAAATGAAAGTTTAAATAATATATTAGCTATGTGTACTAACGCAGTAAAAATGACAAATGACAAAACATTGAAAACTCTTTCATTGTCTCAAACTCAAGCAGAAATCTGTACTACTTTATCAAATTATCAAGCATTTTTAGATGCTGGATGGACTACTGGATATTAGGAGGTAGATTATGGATGCATTAAATACAAAAATCAAAAATATACTAGCAGAAAAA